ATAAAATATTTACAATTATTTACTAATGGAGAATAATGAAAAATACGACTTTTGTATTGTTATTACAACATATGAAAGAGAAGATATGTTAAAACAATTATTGGAAGATATTTTTAAATACACCGAATATAAAATGTATGTGGTCGTGTTTGATGATGGGAGTAAGAGAACTTACGATTTAAGCAAATACGATGTAAAATATATTAAATACGTAAAAAATAATGGGTTAAAAAATCTTTGGAGAGTGATAAATGATGCCTTTAAATTTATCGGAAAAATAGACGCAAAATATTACTTTTATTTACAAGATGATTTAAGATTAAAAGAAAATTTTTTTGAAGAAAGTATTAGGATTTTTGAAAAAATTGATGATGATAAAAAAATTTGTTTGGAATTAAGAACGGACCAAAGAACTACAAGACCCAATTGGACAGCAATTGAACCAAAAATTATTGATGAATATATACATACTCAATGGGTTGAGCTAGATTTTATATGTAAATACAATTTTTTTGAGGCCCTTAATTTTAAAATAAACCCAATACCTATGTCAAGATGGGATAAAAATCCGCATATTAGTAGTGGTGTTGGACAACAGATTAGTGTTAGATTATCTGAAAAAGGGTTAAATATGTATCACGTTATTAATACCTTGACAACTCACGGTGACCACGAATCTGTATTATTACCCGAACTTAGAAAAAATGAAAAATTACTCGCAATATAATGAATATAAAAACTTATATAATAAACCTTGAACGAAGAACGGATAGGTTAAACGAATTAAAAATACCCTTTAACTACGAATTTTTTGTTGCGACAGATGGTATAAAAGTGTTTGATAGTGATGTTTACAGTAGAAAAGAATTGGCTCACTTAGGTTGTAAAGATAGTCATAAACGATTATTGTCTAAAATATATGATGATGGGTTAGAACACTGTTTAGTTTTTGAAGATGATGTTGAATTGTGTGAAAATTTTGAAGTTAAATTAAATGAAATAATTGAAGAACTACCAAAAGATTGGGATATAGTTTATTTAGGAGGATGGAACCTTGGAGATAAGAAACCATACTCAACTAAATTAGATATTGCCGAAAAAATTTACACTACCCATTCTTATCTAATAAGACGTAAATTTATTCCAAAATTACTTGAAGAACTTGATACTAATGAATGTGAAAAAGTTGATGTTGTTTTTAGTGTTTTACAAGAACAAAATAAATGTTTTATTACGTCACCTATTTTGTGTTGGCAAAGGGAAGGATTTAGTGATATTCAAAATAAAATAACTAATAATATACATTTATTATGATAATAACCTTTTATAATGCTAAGATAAACCAATCAGTGGTTACAAACCAAAAGAGAGTTTTTGAACATTTTAATATCGAATTAAATCAAATTGAATGCGGTCAATGGATTGGTCACGGAAAAGTAATAGATAAATATCTTAGAGAATGTAATCAAGATTGGGAATATCTGATATTATTTGATATTGACAGTATACCCCTCAATGAAAAAATAATACCTGAAACTATTGAATGGATTAAGAATAACCACGGATTATTTTCTGTTGCACAAAAAGCTAGTCATATTAAAGATTCTATAGTTTATGCGGGTCCTTGTTTTTTAGGGTTTAGTAGAGAAACCTACGAATTAATGGGCCGACCATCTTTTGACAAAACGTATCGTTCAGATTGTGCTGGTGAACTAACTTATTTTGCAATTGATAAAGGATTTGAAGTTAAATTAATGTACCCATCAAGTGTTGAGGAACCAAGGTGGGATTTAGAAGATGGTGTTAAATTTGGGTTTGGTACTACTTATGAAAACAATATTTACCACTCGTTTGAATCACGATTTCACAATATTGATATGTTTATAAATAAATGTGAAAAAGTTTTGAATAATAATGGATAAGATAATTTATAATATCGCCAGTTATAAAAGAGGTGATACGTTAATTAATACAATACAATCAATTTATAATCAATGTGATATTATCAACGTTGCCCTTAATGATTATGATGAAATACCTGTTGAATTATACGATAAAAAAATAAATTTGTTTATTACGGATAATGACAGAGGGGATGCGTATAAATTTTATAAATTAATGGATTCTGATGGTTATTATTTTACAATAGATGACGATTTGATTTACCCTGAAAACTATACTAAATATATGGTTGACAAGGTTAATCAATATAATAGGAAGTCGATTATTACTTTACACGCACGAACTTTTAACTCATTCCCCATTAATAGTTATTATAATAGTAAATCATCTGTTTATCATTTTAAAAAATCATTGGATAAAGACCGTAAAGTACAATTTGGTGGTACTGGAGTAATGTGTTTTCACACTGATTTATTTAAAGTTCCTATTGAGTATTTTGATAAACCAAATATGGCAGATGTGTGGGTTGGTAAATACGCTAAAGAAAATAATATTGAAATTACATGTGTAGAACATAATGGAGGGTTTGTTAAACAACAAGATATTGATAGTAGTATATACAAAACTGGTTTGAAAAATGATGATATACAAACAAAATTAACTAACGAGTGTTATATAGATAAGGAAATTTCAATGAAATTAGTAATAGTATCAACGTTTTGGAATTCCGAAAAATTTGTTTCGGATTGTATTAAATCTTTAAAAAACCAATATTACACAAATTTTGTGTCATATATGATTGATGATATGTCGACCGACAAATCATATGATGTTGCCAAAAAAGAAATTGGTGATGATGAACGTTTTATTCTTATAAAAAACACAGAAAAAAAATATAAAACCAAAAATTTTATAGATGTTATTCGTAATAACAAAAATATTGATTCGAACGATGTTATTATTGAATTGGATGGGGATGACCAATTAATTGATAATTTTGTGTTAGGTTTAATTAATAAAATTTACACTGACCCTAATATTTGGATTTGTGGTTCTAAATGGAGAGATAAAAAGGGTGGCACCATGAAGTATGGTAGAGCAAATGCGGATAACCCTAGACGTACTAGTTGGAACTTTTCTCACATGAGAACTTATCGAGCATTTTTATTCAGAATGATAAAAGATGCTGATTTAAGATACAATGGGCAATATTTTAAAGCGGCAGTAGATTTAGGCATTGGGATACCTATGTTAGAAATGTCAGGTAATGAACATTATTATTTCTTAGATGAGGTAACCTATCTTTACACATGGCACAACCATCAATCCTATTCTAAAAATAGTTCTTTTGGAGATTCTAAATTACAAGGTCTTACCGCAAAACATATATACCAATTACCTGTTTATAAAAAATTAATTATCGAGAAAGGTTACGATGAGATAAAAATTAATGTTGAAAACGTCCCGACATCAAAAGAGTTAATTAATAATTTATTAACTGATAAACCACTCAGCCCAAAGGTGTCTTCATTTAACTATGACTTAATTAATCAAATTATTCTTAACAAAAACGTGTATAACCCCAAAAATCATATTAAACCTATTAGGGAGAATATTCCGTTAGACAGGAACAAATTAATTGAGATTAAAAAAGGTTCCATTGCCGACGAAGCAAGAAAGTCCTTAACAAAAACATTTAATAAGGTAAATAAGACGCCAAATATTTTTGGAGGTAAAAAAAGAATGTAATCCCTTTTTGACTATTTTATAATTTATATTATCTTTATACTATAAATTAAAAAGATTTAACTTACGGCTTCGTAGCTCAATTGGACAGAGCAACACACTTCTAATGTGTAGGTTACTGGTTCGAATCCAGTCGAGGTCACTAAAATTTATTATATGGGAAGACATGACAATATCTTAGAACAAGAACACAACGAGTTTGTTAATAGCGAACTATTTTGTCAAATGATTACGGAAAAAATAGAAAATTCACATTTTCATAAATATGATGGTATAACACCTGAAGGGTTTTTACTTATACCCGAACAAACCTTAGAAAGGTTGAAAGATTTTGAAACTTGGAAAGAGTGGAAAAATAATCCATCAATTTTAAAAAAAATGATGATTGACGATTTAAAAAATGAATAATTTTTTTGTAGATTAAAAAAAAATAGTACATTTGTGGTATGAAATATTCAGCACTTAAAGACATCGTTTATATTGGTTTGATGGTTTTTGTTATCGGAGGAACCAATGAGTATTTGGAAAAATACGACTATAGTTATGACAAAGTAATGGGTTCTTTGGAGTCTGAGGCAAAAAGACTTGACAAAGTTTACGGTTATGACAAGAACTATTCAAAAGAAGAAGAGGTTAAAATTACTGATTCAAAACAACCATCTTCAACTGAAGTTAGTTCTGACCGAGTAATCAACATCCACGGTTTTGGTAAATATACTCAAAGTGACCTTTATACAATCAAAGAAGGTGTTGAAAACTTCTACGGTATCCGTTGTGTCATCTCTGAAAGTGTTGAGTCAGATGATTTTTACTATGACAATAACACTAACGTATTATTAGCGTACAAAGTATTAACATTATCTGTTGGTAAATCAAATATGAATATGTATGTTACTGACGAACCATTATGTAATGAAAATTCTAATGATTTGATTAGTGGACACGCAAGAATTAATTGTGACGGCTCTGTTATCAGTACTAAAGAAATGAGAAACAACAATCACTATAATAATACTAGTTTAGTTCATACTGCGGTACACGAATTAGGACATAACTTTGGGTTATCTCACTGTAATAACCAATCTTGTATCATGAAATCTCACGGTTTAGACACTAAAGAGTTCTGTAATGAGTGTAAATTAAAAATTAATTAGTGATAATTTTTTTACATCAATAAACAAAAAAAGGGGGATAATTCCCCCTTTTTTCTTTGATTTGGTATTTATCAACTATTTCTTTTTAGAAATAATTGACCACACACCACCTACAAGTGTAACCGCTGCTCCGATAAGTTCTTGTACTGATGAATCAGTTGCAAGACCTTTCATAATCAGGATACCACCTACAAAAGTAAGTGCGTGTCTAACGATACCTTGGATTTGTTCTTTAGTCATTTTTAATGTTGATTAAAGGTTTATGCCAGACTATAAATATCAAAAAAATAGTAAAACAGTCTTTTGGTCTAATGGTAGGACCCGTGGTTTTGGGTTAAAAGATAAAAATTTTAATTTATTAGTTTAATATTTTTCGCACAAGTAGACTCCGATTACAAAATTTTTTGTATCTTTACAATATGAAAGACTCACTACCATATTGTAATACAGAAAAAGCGATTAAAGGTTATGAAGAATCCCAAATTGCGAAAAATGAAAAAAATGATTGTGTTGTAAGAGCATTCGCATCTTGTTTTGATGTGTCTTACAATTATGCTCACGGATACGTTAGAGATAACTTTGGTCGTAATAACCGTCAAGGAACTTATGGTACTGTAAATAAAATGACCAAACTTGCGGAGAATAGAACTCAAATAAATTACAAAAAAGTTAAATGTGTTGGTAAATTAAACAATTACAATAGACGCACATTAGAATATACCGTTAACGTAAAGGGTGAAAAGGTTAACCGTAAAATGACTGTTGGTACTTTTACAAAACAAAACCCTGTTGGGACATTTTTTATGTTAGTTAGTCGTCACGCTTTCACAATTAAAGATGGTGTTGTGATTGGTAACTATGAAGATTCAACCAAGAAAAAACGTATATTGTTTTATGCGTTTGAAGTAAAATAATAAAAAATATTTTACAAATTGTTTGGCAAATCAAAAGTGATTATATATCTTTGTGATATGGAAATAACAATTAACATACCCAATAGTGTTCTTAATAGAATGAAAGAACTCAAAATTACAGACGAAAATATTCAAAAAGAAATGGTAATTGATTTTATCAACGACTCTTTGGACTCACATTACGCCAACGGAATGTTTGATAAATTCAGAAAATGGACATTAAAAAATGATAATTTTGAAGTTTATTTGGTAGATTAAAAAAAGTTTGTATCTTTGTAAGGCAAACAACGGGGGTAGGAAGTGAGAGGTTGATGTCCTACTCCCGTAAAGAAAGAAGAAGTTCATTGACATTAAAATATTGTGGTGGTAAGAAACGGGAAACTTGTAAAGTACATTAACCTGTTGACATAAGATGGTGAAACGAGAGTGTGTGTCAGCTACTTAACTGCAAATAAATGGTAACTATAGCTCAGTTGGTAGAGCAAAGGTTTGTGGTACCTTGTGCCATGGGTTCAATTCCCATTAGTTACCCAAAAAAAATATAGTTAATTAGCTCAGTTGGTTAGAGCAATTCCCTGATACGGAATAGGTCATTGGTTCGAGTCCAATATTAACTACATATCGCGGGATGTGGAAATTGGTCATCCGCTCGGTCTCATAAGCCGAGATTACAGGTTCGAGCCCTGTTCCCGCAACAACAAAAGGGTAGAATATTCGTAAGGGCCTTTCCTGAAAGATGGCTAGCTAGGCCCGTGTCTACCCTGATTTTTGGTCCCATCGACTATCGGTTAGGTCGTCAGGTTTTCATCCTGGAAAGTCGGGTTCGATTCCCGGTGGGACTACTATAGCCAACCAAGCTTTACTACGATAAGGGTTCATACCTTGACTTTACTAAATAAACGCTTAATAGAACAAAGTACAAGTTCAGAGTGAGGAGCGGGTCTCACAAACTTTTGGTCCCGTGGTTGAATGGTTACAATTCCACCCTGTCACGGTGCGAGATACGGGTTCGAATCCCGTCGGGACCGCAAAATAATGAATAATAACTATTATGAAAAAATTTAGATTGCCACGAAAGATTAAAAAAAAATTAAAAAATAATTTATACACCTATCCAAAAAGTGAAAGAAATACTTACTTAATTGCTTGGCCATATAAATACGAAAAAGATTATATTGCATACAAAAAAGGATTGTTAAGAAGTTAGCGATAATAATCAGAACCCTTGGTAGTTTTGTTTTTTAATAAAAAAATAGTATCTTTGTACCTTAATTAAAAATAATGTGTAATGAATATATTTTTTTTAGACGAGAATCCTACATTATCAGCTCAATATCATGTTGACAAACACGTAGTTAAAATGATTTTGGAAACCGCTCAGTTATTGTGTGGTGTTCATCACATGACCGTACATGATAAAATACATGATACCGGCCAAGTACCGTACAAGTTATCACATAAAAACCACCCATGTTCTATTTGGTGTCGCGAGTCATTATCAAATTATTTGTATTTGTGTGAGTTGGGTTTGGAATTAAGTAAAGAATACACTTACCGATACGGTAAACGACATAAATCTCAAGATGTAATTGAATGGTGTTTGATTAATAAACCAAACATCCCTGATATTGAATTTACAGACCCAGCTAAGGCGATGCCTGATGAGTTTAAAGTTGATTCTGTTGTAGAATCTTACAGAAATTATTACATGGGGGCTAAATCTAATTTAGCAGCTTGGAAAAACAGAGAAAAACCTTTTTGGTTTGAAAAAAAAGAATTAACTTTGGAATATGATTAAAATACGGTTGTAAGATAATGGCTTGTAAAGAATGTCCTTGGGTTATAAGGAATAAACATAATGACATGATTGTGGAGTTTTCCAAAAAAATGGATAAACCCCACAACTGTCATATAAAAAACGGAGGAAAAAACCTTTGGAGTACAACAGAAAAAAATAAATGTGATGGAAGAAAAGAATACGAAGAAAGTATTATACAGGATTTAACCACCGATAAATTTAAAAAACTATAAAACACGACTTAAAATCGTGTTTTTTTGGTTATCATAATATTTATTATAAAAATATATTATTTATGTCCACAGAAGTTATTGTTGCGTTTATATCAGGCGTATTAGGTCCTATTATTCTTTTATATACAAAGAACAAATTAGAGAAAAAAAAAGAAATGCCTGACATGGTTAAAGAAACACTACTAGTTAGTGAATTAATTACAACAAAAATTGAACATATTAAAGAAGAATTTAAAGCGGACAGAGTTTGGATAACACAATTTCATAATGGAGGTCACTTTTACCCGACAGGTAAATCAATGGCAAAATTCAGTGTCATTTATGAGACGGTTTCCCAAAATACAAATTCAATTCAATCAAATTTTCAAAACATTCCTGTTAATTTATTTAGTAAGTCTATCAATTATTTACTGGAAAATGATGTAATTCAAATTCACGATTATAAAGACGAATCTGTCGCAACTCACGGTTTAAAATATATTGCGGAAGATACAGGATGTAAATCAGGGTATTTATTTTCAATAAAAACAATTGATAATAAGTTTATTGGGACCTTAGGGTTAGATTTTTCAAAAAGAAAAACAAAACTTGATGTGGAGATGATAAATCACTTACAAGTTCACGCAACTTCAATTGGTGGAGTTCTTATGGGTCACCTAAATGGTTAACAAACCTAAATCTCTTTATATTTATTAAGATGAGAAGTTATATTAACGAGAAGCCCGAATCGGTCCAACCTTTAAAATATAGTAATGTTAATTTTAAACAAATTGGTCACGGTAATCCCGCCTCTGATAAAATAAACCCATCTTTATTAATGGACGTAAATTTAGCAGCTAAAAACGCTAATGTTATGGCCAGTGTAACAACCGCAGTTTCAGGACATAAAAAAGGTACTAGACATGAGCTTGGTTTGGCGGTTGATTTGGCAATGTTTGATAATAAAGGTTACGGTAGTAAAGAAAGTGCTCAAAAAAAAGGTATTTACGATAAAATTGAAAAATTTGTTAGAACCCTAGAATCTATGGGGTATAAAGTAAATTCTGAACGAGGTAACGATAAAGCCGTTTTATGGTTTGGATTCCCAAATCATCATCATCATGTTCATGTATCAAGAAAATCTGATAATGGTACGTCTACAGGGAGTGATACTCAATCTACAAATTTTAAAAACTTACCTGAAAAAATTAAATCCTCGATAAATAAATTAAAAACAAAGTATGGTATTAACATTACTCAATCACATATTGATAAAGAATTTAAACAAGAAGGTAATATACAACCAGATAATGGAGGGATTAATAACGAAGCTAAGAAAAGTATTGAAAAATTAATAAAAGATTGTAAAAAAGCAAACCCTAAAATTCGGTTTCCCGACGGTATTGTTTCTGATTATAGAAGTTATGATGACCAAGTAGATAATTTTGGAAAAAAAGCTAAAGATAGGGGTGTTGATGACACACAAAAGTATAACACAATTCCTGGTTTTTCTCAACACCACACAGGAAAGGCCTTTGACATATTTAGTACTGAACCTAGTTGGTGGGATACAAATTCAGGGGTTAAAAATTGGGTTGCGGATAATTGTAAAAAATATGGGTTTAAGGTAACTTACAATGTTGATGGGGTACTTAGAAAAAAAGAACCTTGGCATTTATTCTATATTGGTAATGAATCAATCACAACAACGTCTAATTCAACTAACGATTCAACCTCTAACTCAACTTCTATCTCAACTAATGATTTGACTAATGATTTGACTAATGATTTGACTAATGATTCATCACAAAGTAACGACGTTATCCAAAAATTTTTAAGCCCATTGTTAGGTTCTTTAGGGTTTAAAGAAGGTGAGGAACCAACCAATAAATTGATTGAGGATATTAAAAGAATTAAAAATTTATTATAATGGAAAAATTTATTAACCCAGCCCCGTATGGTAATATGAAATCATCTATGATGTCAAAATCTGTTGATTTAATTGCATACCCAAATTCAAAATTAATAAATCCGTATGACGGTGTTATTATTTTTGACAGAACACCTTCTTGTGAAAATTTTATTAAAATTAAACATGAGTTTAATGGTGATGATATATATTCCGAATTTTGTAATGTCGGTAAATCATTTGTTTCACCAGGCGATAGAATAAAACAAGGTCAAATTATTGGGTATTTCACTGACGATAGAATTAGTTACTCAATAAAAAACAATGATGATAAAAAATTAGACGTATCAACATATCTAAAAGGGGTTGGTCCTAAAAAAGAAGAGCCTAAAAAAGAAGAACCTAAAAAAGAAGAACCTAAAAAAGAAGACCCTAAAAAAGAAGACCCTAAAAAAAATAAACCAATACAAGATGACCCTAAACTTGATAATGACCCTAAACTTGATATTGGAAATAAAAATGTTGGGTCTGGTAATGTTTTCTTAGACACATTATTATCCCCATTTTCAATTGCCAATGATATTACCAAAGGTGTCGGTAAAAACATCAAAGGTGTCGGTAAAAACATTAAGACAGCTTTCAAAGAAGATTATGGTAATAATAAAAGACTTGTCGAACAAATAGATAAGATTAAAAAAATTATAAATAATTAAACAATCCCCCTTTTTTAGGGGGTTTTTTTTCTTTAAAAAAAAATTTAGTAAATCAAAAAAGTTTACTTATCTTTGTACAACAAAAGAGATAGATAACAATTCAGATACAAATCTTAAAAAAAAAATAAAAAAAGATTTGGTAAATCGAAAAAGTTTACTTATCTTTGTACAACAAAAGAGATAGATAACGATTCAGATACAAATCTTTAAAAAAAATAAAAAAAGATTTGGTAAATTGAAAAAGTTTACTTATCTTTGTAAAACAAATCGGAAGAGTCCGAAACGTTCTTTGAAATATTATTATCCATTACAACACTTCGGTGTTGTATAAAAGATAATCGGCCGTATATGGTCGTTAAATAAACCTCGAAAGGGGGATAAAGTGAAATCATCGTGTTAATGGTTTTGCGGTTCGGGTAACCGAACTCGAGTATACAAGTGGGATATCAGTGAGCCTGTAGTACCGAGGATAACTTCGTAGGGAAATGGAAAACTGAACGGGCAATGTGGATTGTCAGTTTGAGGTGGGAACACCAATAAGAATAACCCATAGGGGCCAAGTGAGAAGTGTACTCCAAATACACAATTGCGGGTCCCAATATAAGAGGTGACTTAAAACCGAAGGGATAAAACCTGAAGGTAAGATAGAGAACGAGTGGTGTCGCTAATATCCTTACCACAGACCCACCAAGGTCTTGGTACGAAGTAATCTTAAAATATGAGAGTGGGGACACTCTACCGAGTAGAAAAGTATCTTGTTGTTCAAAAGACAACGAGGCTTAAGACGGACCTCTACTTGGAATCATCCACAACACATAACTTATACTAAATTTAAGTAAAACTAAAATAACTATAAGCAAAAGTGTTCGTCAGGTTTTGATGAAAGTCGCCTACATAGTCATGAGTTGTTCATGGCATACCGAGACCGCAAGTCAACGTATATTGTTACCAAAAACCTCTAAGGAGTCGAATCCTAAGTCAGTTCGCAAGATTGAGGAGAGTAGAGTAGTAATAGAGTAGTTAAAACCTTAAGAAGTGATTGGTCTAACCAATCGGCGATGAGGATTACCATTCAAAAGATGGTGGAAATGAAGGGAAACAATAATCCTTCTAAAGATTCTCACAAAACGGTGTATTCTCAGCCCTTTTTAAAATTACCCAATATATAGAATACGATTTTTAATCAAACCTCAATAATCTTGGGGTTTTTTTATTTTAAAAAAAGTTTTGTAATTTAATTTATGTGTATAAAAAAACCCCACCTTTTTAAGATGAGGTTTAATTAGTGGAGGTAGAGGGGTTCGAACCCTCGTGTTGTACACCTTACCTATTAAGGACTACACGCTTAGGATAACATTTTCTAATGTTCCAAAAATAGTTAGTTCGTTCTTCACCATCGTAAACTAACAACCAATGGATGACTCAATTTTGGGTTCAGTCATTTTTCCACCCTTGTAAAGACTTCTGTTCCTAGGTTGTATGTCCACCGACCCGTATGGTTGTTTCCTATATGTTAGGCAACTACCGCAGCGTCTTCACGGATTAATCCGATTGTCGCCATTTTGTTTAAAACGTTTCCGTTTACTGTTTACATCCGTAGATTTAAGTGAAAGGATACATCTCACTGCGTGCCCCGAATAACTAACAATGCCAGTCAATTCCAAGTTACCCCCATATTTTAAAGAACTTATTTCTTGTACAAAGATAGTAAAGTCTTATTAATTACCAAACTATTTTATATTTATATGTAAATAAATATTTGTGAAAGATTCAAAAAATGCTAAAATAATATTTGAAAACGAGTATGTTGTATTTGTACAGGTGTTCAACAAGAACGCGGCCACATATTACGGACCTCCAAAAGTTACTGAATTATATGACCGAGATTTTAGTCATGGTGAATTATTTTTTGCCGTAAGTAAATTTAATCCTGGCCCTGAATATATATATACACTATACAAACCTACAGACGGTGAACTTGAATACTATTCAGGTATTGAATTAAAACTTGAAAGTTACGATAACATCACATTTAAGTATCCGTACTTAAAACCCTATGTCCAAGATATTAGAGGAAATAGTGAAATATATGATTTGTTATTGAAAATTAAAAATGGTCAAAAGGTAAATAACTGGGACGCTAATAACTTTGACCCAATCGTATATGACATCAAATTTAATGAACAAACACCGGGTAAGAGTAGAGTTAAATTAAAATTTGACAATTATGAGGATTATTGGAAATTATTTGACCTATCTGATGGAGATATTTGGTTTGCAAATTACGTATATTCTAATTATGAGTCCTACGATTTTGAAAGTGGAGATTTTGTTGATGAGGATTGGAAAAGAGGTTATTTATTACGTGAATTAAATGATGAAAACCTAATTAAATTAAAAGAAATTTTAAAAATACTATCACCAGAACTTTCACAATTACGAAATGATGAAGAATGGGAAAAATCGTCTAGTTTATTATTAACAACATTTGAACGTGAATCTCAGGAAATTATGTCTGATTGGTTGTCAGAAAGAAATAACTGTAAAGAACGAGGTGCCCGTAAGATGATGGAAGACGACTGTTGTAATTTTTTCCAAAATTATGGAATATTCAATATGGGAAATTGTTTTTATAGTTATGTGACGACAGTATCGGTGTTATTATCTTTATATTCAATGACGGGAGAAAGACATTTAACGGTTAGTGAGGTTTTAAGTGATATTGGACATAAATCAGGCAATATTGGTGGATGGGAAGAATATTCTTATGAACAAGATTGTATTGATTTTGATGATGAATCATTTAATCGTACTTGTGGTTGGCAATTAGATAATATGTTTACTAAACTTGAAGACTCTGACGAATTTGAGGATATTAAAAAATTCTCAGATAATGCGTCAAAAATTTTAAGTAAGTACGATATGGAAACTAATTACAAATTACCCAAAGACGAATCAAGAAATTTTAAAATAGTTAAAATGAACCCAAAAACAAATAAAGTCCATGTTGTGGTTTCATTAAAAGGTGGGTATCGTGGAGAAGAAAGAAGTTATGATTTTGAAGACTTTGACCAACTTTTACATCAATCGGAATTATTTGAAAATAAATTTGTCAAAGTCAAGTAATTTACTTATCTTTGGCCTATGGAGAGAAACTATCAATTACTAAAGGACGTTTTGTCGGTCCCAACAAAGACATATAAGGAAGACCGAATGATTGAGTTTTTAGTTAATTGGTTAACTGAAAACCAAATACCATTTCAAGTTGACAAACACCGAAACATTTACGCAACTAAAACATCTCAGGATATTACTGAAGATTTCTTTTTCCCGTGTGTTATTGCCCATACTGACACCGTACATCAATTAGATGTTATAAACGTCAAAGAAATGGAATTACCTAACGCTCAGGGAGTAATTAAACCATCTTTAAAAGCGTTCAACGATTTAGGACAATCAACAGGAATTGGTGGTGATGATAAATGTGGCGTTTATGCATGTTTAGAATTATTAAAAGAATTACCAAATCTTAAAGCAGCATTTTTTGTTTCTGAAGAAACAGGTTGTCACGGTTCAAAACAAGCCGATAAAGATTTCTTCAAGAACGTAGGGTACGGAATTCAATTTGATGCACCTGAGAATTGGATGGTTAGTGAGTTCTGTATGGGTGTTCAGTTATTTGGTAGAGACACCGAGTTTTTTAAATCGTGTGATGAGGTATTAACCGAAACATTTAATCCTGACAGAAAATATCAGTCTCACCCATATACCGATGTTTACGCATTGAAGAATACATTTGACTTCTCATGTATTAACTTCTCAATTGGGTACTATGATTACCACACAAGAGAAGAATATGTGGTTATTGAGGATGTTTATAACGGAATTAAAACGGGTAAAGAATTAATTGAAAAATTGGGTAACGTAAAATACCCATTCAAATCAAAACCACGATACAGTTATTTATTTGACTAAAAAAACTCCTACGTCATTAATTTTAAGCTCATTTTACCTTTATTTCAAGCTCATTTTTTATTAAAATTGAACGATAAAGTTATTAAAATTGAACGATAAAGTTAATCATTATGAGCTCTATTTTACTATTTGAATCTCAAATTCAAAACGTATAATGTGGAGTTATTTTTTACTTATTAATGAACATAAAAAAAGGGGTTATTCAACCCCTTTTCTTTTTCGTGTAACTTTCTTCACTTCTTTAAATTTAACATCCCCATTTTCACTAATTAACGTATATTTAGTGTTTTCTTGAATGTTACTCTTAAGAACTTCTTCCGATATAAAGTCTTCAATTTTATCTTGAATAGCCCTTTTCAATGGACGAGCCCCATACATGTCATCAAACCCAACCTCAGAAATCATATCGACAAGTGAGTCATCAAATATTATATTATATTTAAGACCCGTTAATCTTTCTGATAAGACACTCAACTCAAGTTTAACAATTTTTTTAACATCTTCTTTCACTAATGAATTAAAAATAATGACTTCATCAATACGGTTTAAAAATTCAGGGGCAAAAAACTTCTTAAGCTCTTTCTTCAAAACTTCTCTTTTTTGTTCTTCTTCAACGTAAGAACTTGAGCTAGTTTTAAACCCTACTCCAGCACCAAAATCTTGTAGTTTCTTAACCCCAACATTTGATGTCATAATAATAATACAGTTTTTGAAATTAATCTTTCTTCCCATACCATCAGTTAGATGACCGTCATCCAACACTTGTAATAATGTTGAGAATATGTCTTTGTTTGCTTTTTCAATCTCATCAAACAAAATTACTGAGTAAGGTTTGTTTTTAACTTGTTCGGTTAATTGTCCTCCTTCATCATAACCAACATATCCTGGAGGTGCTCCAATTAATCTTGAGATACTATGTTTTTCTTGATATTCAGACATATCTACACGAATCATATTTTCCTGACTACCAAACATTTGTTTTGCTAATTGTTTTGCTAAGTAGGTTTTACCCACACCTGTTGAACCAAGAAAAATAAATGAACCAATTGGTTTATTAGGGTCTTTGATGCCTAATCTGTTTCGTCTGATTGACTTAGCGATTTTCATAACCGCCTCAGATTGCCCAATAACTTTATCAGATAAGTTTGCCTCCATTTCAGACAATAATTTAGTTTCATCCGCATTTAGTTTACTGATAGGGATTTTGGTCATATTTGAAACAACCTCATAAACCAATTCAATAGAAACTTCTTTCTTCTTAACTAAAAGTTCATCTTCAAATTTTTTCTTCTCAACATCTAATTTATTAAGAATACGTTTTTCTTTATCACGTAAATTTGCAGCTTCTTCGTAATTTTGTTTTTTAACAACATCAAGTTTTTCAATTTTAACATCTGTGGCCGCTTGTTTTAATTTTTCAATAATCTCAGGCATTTTAATTTCAACCTGACATCTTGCACCAACCTCATCAATAATATCAAACGCTTTATCAGGGAACTCTCTATCCGTGATATATCTTGCGGCCAAATCAACACACACAGAAAGTACTTCATCAGTATAGGATACCTTATGGAATGTTTCGTACTTATCTTTAACATTTTTAAGAATCTCTAATGTTTCTTCTTTTGTTGAAGCGTCAACAATAACTTTTTGGAAACGTCTTTCTAACGCTCCATCCTTCTCAAAGTTTTTACGATACTCATCAAGAGTTGTAGCACCAACACATTGAATTTCTCCACGAGCAAGTGCTGGTTTAAAGATATTTGACGCATCTAAAGAACCTGATGAATTACCCGCCCCAACTATAGTGTGAATCTCATCAATAAACACAATGATATTTGGGGCGTTTTGTAATTCCTCAATAATTACTTTCATACGTTCCTCAAACTGACCACGATATTTTGTACCCGCAACTATTGAAGTCATATCCAACGATACAATTCTTTTATCCATTAAATTTCTTGGACATTCGCCGTTAAAAATTTTAATTGCCAATCCTTCTACAATTGCAGTTTTACCACAACCAGGCTCACCAATAATAATAGGGTTGTTTTTCTTTCTACGAGAAAGAATTTGGGCAATCCTCGTAATTTCTCTCTCTCTACCAACAACAGGGTCTAATTTACCTTGTTCGGCTAATTTAATTAAATCTCTACTGAAGTTATCCAACACAGGTGTTGAAGAGTCAGATATTGATTTAGGTGGGTTATTCTTCCCCCCGTTGTCCACAGATTCTATCATATTTTGTTTTTAGTTAATTATAAGGATTAATTTTGTATTTTCAACTACAGGAACAAAGGTAAGAAAAATATCTAAATTAAAAAATTTAATTTTTGGTTATATTTATGAATATGATAAAACACTATACCAAATATATTGAGACTCTTGGTGCCGACGAAGAACTTATAGAAACCTATAAGAATCTTAGACAGGCCTTTCAAAGAGAAGGATGGTCAGAAAAAGATTTAAAAAGCCCACCATACTACCCTCAAGATATTATGAAGAACCTTCAAAGGTTTAGTAGTTTACATTCAAAATTATTCCAAGAATTAAAAAGTTTTTTTCCTGATATTGACCACAATGAATTTGTTGATTATCTTAGGGGTAAATTACAAATAATAGATTCAGAAACACCTTTACAAAATGGCAGTAAAAAAAGAAGAGATAATCGGGACGAAGATTATTAATGAGATTGACTCAAGTAACTTAGTAAAAACTGAGTACGACACCGAAACCAAATTAATGGTGGTGGAATTTAAAAACGGTATGAAATATCAATATGATGCGGTACCTCATGAGGTTTACACAAGATTTAGAATGAATGAATCACAAGGTAAATTTTTTAACACAGAAATTTCTAAAAAATTCAAATATACTAAACTTTAATTATTATCAATATTCGACTATTTATTATTAATGGGCGATTTAAAAAGTATATTAACTAGTTTTCAGGTGCAAGAGGAATTAAACCCTAAAATTTGGGATGATTCTTTAAAAAAAATGTCACCTAAAGTTAGGTCACGTCTACTTCAGATTGCTTATGAGTTTATAGAGTTTTTAAAAGTAGATATTGTTGTATCAGATGTTATAATGATTGGGTCTCTTGTTAACTATAATTGGTCAAAATATTCAGATATAGATTTACATATTGTTGTAAATTTTAATCAATTTTCTGAAAACACCAAAGATTTGTATTTAGAATTTTTTGATTTGAAAAAAATTATTTTTAACCAAAAACATAATATAAATATGTTTGGGTATGATGTTGAGTGTTTTGTTCAAGATGAAAACACAGAAGCATTTAGTAGTGGGGTATATTCAATTCTTTATGATATGTGGATTAATGAACCTAAAAAAATTAATAAAGAAACTATAGACAAAGAATTAATTAAAGAAAGATCCAAACAATGGATGAGAATTATTGATGGTGTTGTTGACAACATAGAAGACGAAGACCCTGAAGAAATAAAAAATATTGTAAAAAAATATAAAGAAAAATTAAAAAATTTTAGAAATTGTGGATTAGAAAAAGGTGGTGAAATGTCTTTAGAAAATTTGGTATTTAAACTCCTTAGAAGAAATGGTTATATTGAAAAATTATACGACCTACCAACTAAAATTATTGATAAAAAACTATCAATGAAACAATAATAAAATAAAACCAACAAATAAACCTATTTATCGATATATTTATATAGAAAAATAATATTTTAAAAACAAATATGATATGGGAGGATTAAAACCTATTGGAAGTGAGAAATTAGACGGTATGGACAAGATCCGTAGAATTATGGAAATTGCCAGATACAAAGAAAATATACCAACACCAAGAAATGAAGACAAATCATCTGAATATAAGTTGTCTTTGTCTGATGGTAACACATATGAAATAATTAAAGAAAGACAAGGGTATATTATTAAACAAACGATATCTGAATCAGTTTCTGATTATATTGCACCTATGAAAAATAGAAGATATTATTCTTCTTATTCTCAAGCGTTGAAGAAAATGAACTTGATGGCGAGGGAGTTCAATCAACTACACGGTAACGAAAGTGGTACTTCTCTTTTTGAACAAGAGGGTGAAAAAAAAAAAGACACTAAATACGTAATTTCCACATCTAAACAACCTGTAACAACTACCACAACAACAATTGCGGCACCTCCTGTTGCGGCACCTCCTGTTGCGGCACCTCCTGTTGCGGCACCTCCTGTTGCGGCACCACCAACTCCACAACCAATGGAAGAACAAGGTGACCCCGCATTAGATCCTTTATTAGCGCCACAACCTGCACCTGCTCCTGATCCCGCTGCGGCACCTGCCCCTGATCCTGCTGCGGCACCTGCACCTGAAGAAGTACCAATGACTGATGAAGTACCAATACCTGAAGAGGAACCGGCAACTGAAGAGGAAGTTACATTTAAAATAATTCAAAAACTTACAGGTAAATTAGCTCAAAAAATTAGAACTTATACTGGTCAAGAAGAAATGAGTTCAAATGATACAAAATACGTAATCAATTCAATTTTATCGGCACTTGATTTAACAACATTGGAAGAAGATGATGTTGAAGATATAATCTCAAGATTGGAAGGTGAAGAAGAAGAAATTGATGGTGAGGAAGAAGGAATGGAAGGTGAAGAAATGGACACAGAAGGAGAAGGAATGGAAGGTGAAGTAACTGAACCACAACCTGAAACTGAGATGGGTGAAGAATATGATAACTTCGGAGGAGCATTTAATGATTATCTTGGAGCGGCATACACATCAAAAATGTCAGATAATTTAATGAATGAATTTGATGATGAAGAATATAATGAGTATGAAAATGAATACCCAAGACACGGATCAAGAGAAAAATTTAGAAGATATGATGATGAAGAAACATTTGAGGATCTTTTTACTGAGTCTAAAGTAGATAAAATTATTTCAAACTATTTTTCGGTTGACAAAAATGAAAAATTAATAAAAGAACAAAAACAAAAACAAACTTTAAAAAAATTAAACGAAAAAGAAGTTTATAAATTATCAGAATCTATTAAACAAGAAAGATCTTCTTTAAAGTTTATGGAAGAAAATCCAAAAGCAATTTTAGTTGGATCTACCGTTAAGAAAAATTTGGTATTTAAAGAAGGAATTAAAGAATTTAGAATAACACCAAACGGACAAGTTATATGAATAAATTAATTTACATAAATGGTATGGGTCCTAATTATAAGGGTGACAACCTTTATGAATTTATATTCTCAGACACATTAGAAGTTTGGGGTGAAAATTGGGAGTCAAAACCTGCAAATGGTTACCCACTTCCTCCTGATGTTGAATATATTAAACGAGTTGGGATTTTGACTAACGGGGAGATAACATTGGAGTTAGTACAAGACTCTGATGTTTTTTCAGTTATAGACTCAATGGATGGTGTATTAGCATTAGGGTGGGAAAAAGAGAATAACAATGTTGATTTCTCAATCGTCAAAAGATTAGTATTTAAATTTGGTGATTCAGAACAAGACGTAAAAGATAAACTATATGAACGAGATATCGTTCTTGAATTTGAAAAAAAAGTGGTATATGAAAACTAAAGATCACGTTTTAAACTTATTATCTCACGGGTTTAAATTTGACACCGTTGCAAGATTAAATGAGGCACAGGTAAGAGTGTTATCTGAGAAAATTTCTAAAGAGGAAAATAAAGAACAAGTCACAAAAAAAGTGGCAACAACTTATGAGATTTCTCCTGAAACCGCAAAAACAACAGGAGCCGATATTGGTAATGTTAATATAAAAGTTGACCCAACTGGAATGGTTAAAGCGACTGAAATTGGTGAAGACGCAACATTAGATGTTGTTAACGACCCAGATGCTACCGAAGATGGTATGGGTATTTTTGAAAAATTTGAATCCAAATCACAACAAAGATTGTTCTACGCAAGATGTGGTAATGGTAAAACAAAAACAGAAAAAAAATGGTGTAAATGGGCAAAAGAATCTTCTAAAAAAACCGACTATGAAACAACACCTGAAAAAAAAGAAAAAAATGAATCTGATGAAAAATTTATAGAAGAAAGTATTGTTAGATTGATTGAAAAAAATATTAGTCCTAGAATGAGTAAAGGTGATTTAATTCGTACTATTAATGAAAAATCACAAGATTCTATGATATTGAGAAAACCATTAAAAAATACTATGTTTTCAAAAGAATCAGGAATTGAAATGAAACGTATGAAAAGACCAACAATGGGAATGCCAATTATGGGAACAATGGAGGAGAATACTAAAGAAAGAGAGGCTCCCGTAAAAGATCCTGGAATTAAAACTCCACCAAAAAGAAGAGACAATCCATTTAAGAATCCAAACCCTGGTACAAAAGAAAAACCAAGAGGACAAATAAAAACTAAGGATGAAATGAAAAAAGATTTTATTGGATTAATTAAACAGGCTTTAACTAAATAATAATGAAAGATAAATATATACAACATTTAATTAATAAGGTTATTAAAGAAGCTCCTGTTGATTATGGAGATTATCCTGAAAGAATGGATCCAAAAACTCAAAGTAATATTGAGAATCCTGAAAAAAACTTATATGGTAAAAATAAAGCCTTTAGAGGTGGTACGTCTGATGTTGAAAAAATAACATCAAAACGATTTAAAGATATTGTAGATTACGTTAAACGTTATTATGGTATGGTTGATGATCAAGGTAGACCAAATAAGGGTATTAATATTACTGATCCAAGAGTTAAACACGGGATTCAAGTTGAACAATTGAATGCGGTAAGAGAAGTTATGGGAATTGAATCACCTAAAAAAGACGAATTAAAAGATTTAGCCTTAGAAATTTCGGCTAAAGAAGAAGGTTGGTTACCATATAGTAAAACTTTGGAAGATGCAATGGATGAGGGATTGATTGAAAAAGAACCATCAAACGGAGCTGGAACAAAGTATAAATTTGAATTTATTAACGTTGAGGTATTTTTAAACGAAAAAAGAATTAACCCTAACGAATTCCAAATGGAAAAGGAAGAGGAGCCTGAATTTGAAATTCCTTCAAATTTCTCGTTTGATGTTGATGAGTTAACTCCACAAGAAGAATTCCAACTTGAGGTTGAAAAAAGAAATGTTATTAACGCAATTATTCAAGGTAAAGGTAAAAAAGGTCAATTTGCTTTCCAAGCATTTAAAGATAGATTAGATGAAATTGATCCTCGTTTATACCCACTTTATAATAAAATTATGTCGGCAAATGACTTAATGTATTTTACCGATGAGGATTTAATTGAAGCTATGGGTGGTAGTGCCGCTGGATCATCAGGTGTTGATGAAGATGGTGAAGATGAAGACAAAGACTTAGTTATTGCAAATGGTGTTATATTTCCTATTTTATTACATGAGTTAGTTAAAGGTTTTGCCGCAATACCAACAAGAGAACAATGGAGAGGTATGGAACCAGGAAAGGCTCAAGATGTGATGGGACAAACAGATGTATTTTCAAATGAACCAATGCAATTTAGAGTAGGTGGAGAATTAATCACAAAATTAAGATTCCTTTTACCTGACGATTTAACGATAAATATTGAAAATAGAGATTTATTACCATTCTTTGAAAGATTACTTTATGCAGTTCCTGCTGAAGAATTCTTAAAAGAAATTATGGCTAATGTTGTTTCTGAAGACCCAAGAGATAATGATAAAGCAAAACGAAAATTCAATGAATTATTAGTTAAGGCGAAAGAAGATTACAAAAAATATAAAGGTGATGGGGACGATGAAGACTATGAAGATGAGGATGAAGATGATGATATCTTATCTAAATTAGGTTTCTAAATTAAACTACAAATACTTAAAACCCCCTTTTATTAAAATAACTGGGGGTTTTGATATTTATATATAAATGTCTTATGGGTTTAACTAAAGAACAGGTAATGTTGGAATATGTGAAGTGTATGAAAGATACTCCATACGCATTAAAAACATATCTACAAACATACGATAATACAGTTTCAAAATACGTACCATTGGAGTTATTTCCCGATCAGATATCGTTATTAAATGACTATGAGGAATATGAAGAGAATATTGCGTTAAAATATCGTCAGGCGGGTGTGTCTACGGTAACAGGTGCGTGGATATCAAAAAGGTTGGTATTTGCTAAAAAAACACAACCTGAAAAAATCCTTATTATTGCCAACAAATTGGATACATCAATGGAAATGGCAAATAAAATACGTACGTTTGTTGATCAATGGCCAAGTTGGGTTGGTGCGGGATTCTCAAATGATAAAAATTCACAAAAACACTATAAATTAACAAATGGGTCTGAGGTAAAGGCGGTAGCAACATCAAAAGATGCCTTGCGTGGTTTTACCCCCACAATTCTTGTATTTGATGAAGCCGCATTTATTGAAGCGGATGGTGATTTTTGGGCGGCTTGTATGGCGTCTTTATCCACAGGGGGTAAAGTAATTGTGGTTTCAACACCAAATGGTTATGACCCGATTTATTATGATATATATGATCAAGCATTAAAGGGAATGAATAACTTCAAAATCTCTGAGATGTTTTGGTATAGAGATCCAAGATATTCAAAAGATTTATTTTTAGTTCCAACTGAAGATTTAGTTAAATATCTTCTTAATAAAGAAGAACAGGATGAGAGTAAACACATATCCTTTGCTCACATTGACCCATATAAAAGGGATTATGATGAATTAGACTCATATTTCAAGAAAGGATATAAACCATGTTCTACTTGGTATGAGAAAATGGTTAAAAAACTTAAATACGATAAAAGAAAGATTAACCAAGAGTTAAATTGTGAATTTTTAGGTTCGGGTGATAACGTATTTGAGAATACACAATTAGAATATATTAAAAATAACACCCTTATGGACCCAACAGGTAAATTGATGGGTAATTCATTATGGATGTGGAAAGAACCTATACCTGAACATAAGTATATTATGGGTGTTGACGTTTCTCGTGGGGATAGTGAAGACTTTTCTTCCATACAAATTATTGATTTTGACGATAGAGAACAAGTATTTGAATATGTTGGAAAAATTCCACCTGACGCTCTTGCTGAAATTGCATATAAATGGGGAATGATGTATAACGCATTCATTGTTGTGGATATAACTGGTGGTATGGGTATTACAACAGTTAGAAAACTACAAGAACTTGGATATAAAAATTTATACATTGAGGGAATTGATTCTACAAGTATATGGTCATACAATGCAAAATTGGCGGATAAAATACCGGGATTAAACTTTAACAATAAACGTGTGCAGATTATTGCGGCATTTGAAGAATATGTGAGACATAAGTTTAAGATACGTAGTGTAAGGTTATATAACGAAATGAACACTTTTATTTACCTTAATGGTAGACCTGACCACCAAAGAGGTCAACATGATGACCTTATTATGGGTATTTCTATGGCAATATATGTTGGGGAGTCATCTTTTAATAAATTAGAAAAGGTTGTTGAAAGAACAAAAATAATGTTAGAATCTTGGACGGTAGTTAATGATAACACGGCAAGACAACAAACACATTTTGACCCACTTATCCCAAATAATAATGTAAGAAATGACAGATGGTCAAGAGATTCAGGACCATCTAAAGATGATTATATTAAATATAATTGGTTATTTGGTAATAGATAATATTTATAGACATGGGACTTACTACAAGAAAAAAATCAGGGAATATAATTGGAGGATCACGACTTGTGGTTACCGGCCAACCTATTTATAATGTAAAAGTAAATGATCCGGCATTTAATAGTAAGGGGGATAAAAGTAATGGTAAACAACCTAATACCACAAATAATACTGATAAAAAGTAAAATGAGTGAAATGTTTAGTATTGACAAAAAATTATTAGATTTTTAATATGGAACAAAATAATAATAACAACATGAATAATTTAACGATATGGCAGAGGTTATCAAAGACTTTTGGACCTAACTCGTTATTAGGGATGGATTATCCAACATATAAGTTGGACAAACAAGTCCTTCTTAAAACTACTGATAAGAAAGAGTACGAAAAAGAAAAACTACAATATCAACAATCAGTATTTTTAAATAATCAATGGGCAAAAATTGAAAACAATTTATATACTCAAGCAATTTATTATGAACCAAATAGAATTGCCTCATTCTATGATTATGAATCAATGGAATTTACACCTGAGATTTCAACGGCATTAGACATTTATTCTGAAGAATCTACAACACCTAATCAAGATGGTTATTTATTACAAATTTACTCCGAATCAAAAAGAATTAAAAGTATCTTGGTTGATTTATTTGTTAACAACTTAGATATCAATACTAACTTACCTATGTGGGTTAGAAATACTTGTAAATATGGTGACAACTTTGTTTACCTTAAATTAGATACCGAAAAAGGTGTTACGGGATGTATCCAATTACCTAATATTGAAATTGAAAGATTAGAGAGGGGTATGGAATCAAGAACCGTAAATGCAACTCCAAATCCAAACGACAAAGGATTAAGATTCAATTGGAAAGTAAAAGACATGGAATTTAATACTTGGGAAATTGCGCACTTTAGATTACTTGGTGATGATAGAAAATTACCTTATGGTACATCAATGTTAGAAAAGGCTCGTCGTATTTGGAAACAATTGGTATTGGCTGAAGATGCAATGTTAATCTATAGAACATCAAGAGCACCTGAAAGACGAGTTTTCAAAGTGTTTGTTGGTAACATGGATGACAAAGATGTTGAGGCATATGTACAACGTGTTGCAAACAAGTTTAAAAGAGAACAAGTTGTGGATAGTAAAACAGGTAATGTGGATTTACGTTTCAATCAAATGGCGGTAGATCAAGATTATTTTGTTCCTGTTCGTGATGTGGCCCAAACAATGCCTATTGAGACATTGGCGGGAGCTCAAAACTTATCGGAGATTGCCGATATTGAGTACATCCAAAAGAAATTATTAACCGCACTAAGAATTCCAAAAGCGTATTTAGGGTTTGAGGAAGTTGTTGGTGATGGTAAAAATCTATCTTTATTGGACATTAGATTTGCAAGAACAATCAATAAAATACAAAAGGCAATTATTGCCGAATTAAATAAAATTGCAATTATTCACCTATTCTTATTAGGGTTTGAGGATGAATTACACAACTTTACCTTAGGTTTAACAAATCCATCTAAACAAGCCGATCTATTAATGATTGACGTATGGAAAGAAAAAGTAACATTGTATAAGGATATGGTTACTGAGATTGCTAAATCAATTCAACCAACATCTGCTACTTGGGCTAAGAAACATATATTTGGTTTCTCTGATGAAGATATTAAACTTGAAGTACAACAAATAAGATTAGAAAGAGCGGTATCTGCTGAGTTAGATAACACCGCAACTATAATCACACATACGGGGTTATTTGATAATGTTGATAAACTTTATCACACATCAACAGGAGCAACACAAAATGCGGGAGGAGCACCACCTGCACCTGGTGCGGCACCTGATATGGGAGGAGCAATGCCACCACCACCACCTGATATGGGAGGTGAAATGCCTGTAGGAGAATCAAAAAAAGATAACTTAAATATACTATTGGAAAATGATAATATATTGGGAGATACGTTTATTGATTTATCAAAAGGTAGAAATTCTTTGGGATCTATGGAAGATCAATTAAACAAATTACTAAATGATTGATATTTATAATAAAAAAAAATTATGAAATTTGGAATATTAAAATCAAGGATTGAAGATTGTTTAGTTGAATCTTATAGAAAAGATTCTCTAAGTACACTTTATTTTTTATATGATGAACTTAGTAAAAACAAAGGTTTAAATGAATCTTTTATAAATGAATATATTAACGAAAGTATTATATTATTTGAAAATACAATCTCTAAGGTAGAAAAAAACGACCTTAAAGATCTTAATATGTGGGTAGGTCATATTGTTTCAGAAAATAGGTATCAAGACATTGATAATTTATTTTCATCTAACGCATCTACAATCGAAGAAAAATTAAGAAGTAAAAAAACTATTTCTGAAAATCTTAAAAAAGATCCATCAAAAGAAAAAAAAGTGATTGAGGTTCCATTAAAATCTATGGTTGAGGTGGCTAACAATACAATTAAATCACATATTGATAGTTTAACCGAAGGTGAGAAAAAACAACTTAATATTTTATTAAACACTTCCGATGAAAAACTTAATCAAAAATATGGATTTCTTAAAGAAGATGTGATTGAAAAATTAGAAACTTTATTATCTAAAAATGAAGATTCCGAAACTAATCAAAAAATTAACGAAACAATAGAAAAATTACAAATAGAAAATTACGACAAATTAAATTATTTCAAATTAAAACAATTAAATGAAAACATTTAATTGTTAAGTATTTGTTTTTGTCTGTAAATAGCTTTATTTAAAATCTGTCTCTTAAGGACAGATTTTTTTGTATGTTCTTTTCTGTTATTAAGATGGGTGTTTTGTCTTGTTTTAATAACTTTACTTTTTAATTCTTTTAGAGCTTTTTCAATCCCCCCATTTTTATTAACTTTTACGATCAGCATATTTTTTTGTTATTAGTTTATATATTTGATATATACTACAAAATTAGTTATTATTATCTAAAATAAACAATATCAGTATGAAAAAAATTTATGAAAAAAGGCAAAACCGAAAAAATCAATGGCTTTAGAACATCTAAAATAGTCTATGGGACGGTAGATTCAAAAGAGTTTAAATCTCTTTACTTAAACATCCAAACTTGGGTTGAACCAAAAAAAGACTCCGAAAATTGGACAAGAGTTGTCCTAAATATGAGTAGATCAATTAAACATACGGTCTATCACAAATTAGATAAGACAATGTTTGATGATAAATTTATAGTAGACTTAGATCTTAGAACAAGCGGTCTACACCTAAAAAAGAAATCATTTATGAATTTAGAAATTAATCTATTTTTAAATGAACCAATAGATTTCAAATCCTTAAAATTAAAGAAAACACTTAAATTATTAGTAAAAGAAATTTATTCAGATGTTTTGATAAACAACCCTAATTTTAAATTTTATTTAACAAAAACAGGTAATGTTAAACCAATTAAAGTAAAAACGGAAACGGCCTAATATTTATAACTAAAACTTATTATGAGTGAATATAAAATTTTAGGACCTAGAGATACAGGTAAAGGAATTCTTATTGAGTACGATGCAGGATATATTAACCCAAAAGAAGGTCGTAATTACGAGATATTAAAAGAATCATCAAATCATTTGGACCATTCAAAACCATTTGAATTTTATGCCGTTCTACAAAAATACAATACACCTAACAGAAATGGTAGAGTATACCCTGAGAAGATATTAAAGAGAGAATCAGAAAATTATAGAAAGATGATTGAGAAAGGAACCTCATTATCTGAATTAAACCACCCTGAGTCTTCTTTAATTGATTTAGATCGTGTATCACACCTAATAACAGATATATGGTGGGAAGGTCCTGTATTGTTAGGTAAACTTAAATTGTTAACAAGTCCTGGTTTTCATGAAAGAGGGATTGTTTCTACTAAAGGTGATTTGGCAGCAAACTACTTACGACAAGGAGTTACTTTAGGTATATCTTCTCGTGGTGTAGGATCCCTTAAAAAAGTTGGAGAACAAAATGAAGTACAAGATGATTTTGAACTTATTTGTTTTGACTTAGTGTCCTCACCATCAACACCTGGTGCTTATCTTTTCCAAGATAAGAACGATAGAATGAAATATGAGGAAAGCTTAGAAGAAGACAAAAAAATAGCGGTAGAAAGAAATGTTGGTGAAAGTGGTAACAAATCACTTGACTTAATGAAAAGATTAACCGATTATTTAGATAAATAAAAAAAACTATGGAACAAGGAGAAAAGTATTTTGTGGCTAAAATCACATCTGATTTATTAGATACTGAATCAGGCAAAGTAAAAAAAACAAGAGAAGAAAAATTAGTATTGGGTTATACACCAACTGATGTTGAGGCAAAAGTAACTAAAGTGTATGAACACTATACTATGGATTGGAGAATTACGTCAATCACTGAAAGTAAAATTGATGAGGTGATTGGTTAATTTTTAATTAATTTTTAAGATGGGTATGACATTAGTTGTACCCATTTTTTTTGCTTAAAAATTAGAAAAAATGAATTTTTTTAATTTACCTACTATTTATATTGTAAAACAAACTATAGATGAACAAAAAATCAGTTGTTGAAGACGCATTATTCCAAATTCAAAGTTTGGAAGAAGCTCTTAAAGAAAATGCAAAAGGAATACTTTCTTCTACAATGAAGAATGAAATCAGCTCATTAGTAAAAGAATCTCTTAGAGAACAAGAAGAGATTGACGTTGAAGACGAAGAAGAGGTTGTTGAACCTGAAGGTCAAGTAGATGATGTCGAGGATGTAGATTTAGGTGCAGAACCTATGGATACTGATGATGACATGGAAGATGACGACATGGAAGACATTGACATGGGTACGGATGATGATGATGCAATTGACATGACTGGAGCAGATATGTCAGATGTAATTAAAGTTTTCAAATCTATGGATGACGAAGATGGAGTTATCGTAAAGAGAGATGCGAGTAATAACATTACATTATCGGATAGTGAAACAGGAGCCGATTATTTCATCCAACTTTCTGAACAATATCAAGATGAACTTGATGAAGAAGATGAATATGAAGATGAATATGAAGATGAAGATCTTACATTAGACGAAACTTTGTACGAAATTGAAATGGACGACTTCGGTATGTCCGATGAAGATGAAGATGAAGAAATGGATTTTGAAGAAAGACCAAGACGCATGAGTCGTAGACATAATGAAGAAATGTATGAAACTCCAATGTACGAAACTAATGTTGATGAAACTTTGTATGAAATTGAAATGGATGACTTCGGTATGTCTGATGAAGAAGAATATGAAGAATTAGATGAAGAAGATTTGGATCATGTAATGGAATCAAAATTTAAAGCTAAAGGCGTTGGAATGGGTTCACCTAAATTCAAGTACGGACAAGTTATGGATTATAAAACTACCAAACAAAAAGAAGGTAAAAAAATGATCAATACAGGAAGTGCTAAAAAATTCTCTTATAAAGATGGAGAAAATTTAGATGGTGAATACAGACCAATTAAAAAGAGAAGAGAAACTACAGAAGCTTCACGTACATTAGGTGCGGGAACAAAATTTGGAAGAAAAGGTTTACCAAAACCAAAAGCAGCTCCTCAACACATTAGTGAGACTGAAGTGGAATTACTAAAGTCTAAAAATGAAGAGTACAGAAAGGCTTTGAATCTTTTCAGAACTAAATTAAATGAAGTAGCAATCTTTAACTCTAATTTGGCTTACGCAACTAGACTGTTTACAGAACATTCAACAACAAAACAAGAAAAAATAAATATACTTAGACGATTCGACAATGTTGAAACACTTAAAGAATCTAAAAGTCTTTACAAATCATTAAAAGATGAATTCTCATCTGAAAAAACTAAGGAAAACTCTATTAATGAGTCATTCGAAAAATCGGTCACTAAAACTCCTGTATCAGGATCGGCCGTTAATTTGATTGAATCTAAAACTTATGAGAATCCTCAGTTCTTGAGAATGAAAGATTTAATGGTAAAAATAAAATAAAAATAAACTAAAAAAAAATAAAAAACCAAAAAAATGGGAGCATTATTAGAATCAGGTCTTGTTGGTAACATCGGGTTAAAACACCTTAAAGTTATCAAAGAAGATACTATTAACAAATGGGATAAATTAGGATTCCTTGAAGGCCTTAAAGGCCACCTAAAAGAAAACGTAGCACAGTTGTATGAAAACCAAGCTTCTTTCTTGATTAACGAAGCAACTTCTGAAGGTTCCAACGGAGCATTTGAAACAGTTGTTTTCCCTATCGTAAGAAGAGTTTTCTCTAAATTGTTGGCTAACGATATCGTTTCTGTACAAGCAATGAACTTACCAATTGGTAAATTGTTCTTCTTTGTACCTCGTATCCAAGGATATGATAATTCAACCGCTAACGGTGGAGAACATTATTCACCAATCGGATCACCAAATGGCCCTGCACCGGCAGACAACGCAGGATACCCAGGTGGAACAGGTACATCATACGCTAAAAATCTTTATGATTTATTTTATGAAGGTTCAGAAGCAGCGTTAGATCCTCCAGGATTGTTTGATTACTCTAAAGGTCAATGGACTGCAGTTACTGCGGCAACAAACGTACAAGTTTGGAGTGGTAGTACCTTAGAAAATGCGGGTGATAATAATTCACAATACACTGCAACTACAGGAACAAGAAAAGTTATTATCAAAATGTGTGACTTTAACAGAGCTGGTGAAGGTAAATTAATCGGACCTGATGGTAACGAGATGGATACTGAAACTTTCTTATCTGACCTTAAAATCATTAAAAGTTCAGGTTTAACTGTAGCTGAAACATCACCTTGTACTGTTGACGCATCAACACCATTATTGTTTAGAGTTGTTACTCAAATCTACGGTAAAGGAATCGTTAAATACGGTAGTCAAGCTCAAACTTCTTACGCATCAACAGGAAATGGTGGTTCTTACTACGATATCTGTGATGAAGAAGGATGTATCTATTTAGAGGTTGATTTATCTTGTCCTGTATGTGCTACTTGTGGTACTACATTAGACGGATACACAGGAACAACTTTAAGTGCTATCGCTCAAGCTACTGCATTTACTGCGGTTTACAGAAGATACAAAAACTTAGAGTTTGAAGATAAAATCGGTGAGGTTTCTTTTGATTTAGAATCAGTAACTGTTTCTGTAACTGAAAGAAAACTAAGAGCACAATGGTCTCCTGAGTTAGCTCAAGACGTTGCTGCATTCCATAACATTGACGCTGAAGCTGAGTTAACTGCATTGTTATCTGAGCAAGTTGCAGCTGAGATTGACCGTGAGATCTTACGTGACTTGAGAAAAGGAGCGGCTTGGAACTTACGTTGGGATTACAACGGATGGAGAAGATTGTCTTTAACTACATCTTACACTCAAAAAGATTGGAATCAAACTTTGATTACTGCGATTAACCAATTGTCAGCACAAATCCACAAATCTACATTGAGAGGTGGAGCTAACTGGATCGTAGTTTCTTCTGAGATTTCAGCTATCTTTGATGACTTAGAATACTTCCACGTATCTAACGCATCTCCTGAGCAAGATCAGTATAACATGGGTATTGAAAGAGTAGGTACTCTTGCAGGACGTTACCAAGTTTACCGTGACCCTTACTTCCCAGCTAACACAGTGTTAGTAGGACACAAAGGAACATCATTGTTAGACACAGGTTACATCTACGCACCGTACGTACCTCTACAATTGACACCTACAATGTACAATCCATTCAACTTTACACCTATCAAAGGTATAATGACAAGATACGCTAAGAAAATGGTTAATAACCGTTTCTACGGACGTATCACAGTTGATGGAGTTAGAACATTTGACTTGAGAGAATTGAGATAATCAATTAAATACCGAATAAGAGAAAGGAGACAATTACTTGTCTCCTTTTTTTATTTATCAATAGTTTGGTTAGGTTCTTCCAATTTTGACAACACTCTAATGGCTTTTGATATAACTTCAGATTCACCAATTGTAAACGCTCCACGTTTATGTGATGCTTTAACTGACTCAATTAAATAATATAATGCGTGATCTTTATTCATAGATATAAGAATTGCATCTAAATGTTCTTCACTTAGTAAATTGATGGTTCCAAACAGGTTACCAAATAATTCATTTTCTTGTTCTTCCATTTTGTATTGTGTTGATATTTATAATAGTAGACAAATTATGGATTTAAATCAAATAATAAAGAAAGTTTTATCTGAAGCAACTTCAGATAGTGGTGGGAGTAGAGGTTCATATATTGCACCAATGCAGTTAGGTGTTAGAAAATTTAAAAATTCTCAAAACGGACCATTCACAATACCTGTATCAAAATACGATAGTCCAATGTTAGAATTTGATAGTTATGATGGGTCAATGGATGAAACAAAAAAACAAATCAAAAAAATAGAGTCTAAAGCAAAAAAAGTTACAAATTATATTAAGAAACACCCGAACTCAACATTTAGTGATGATGATGGTAATAATATTAACCAAACACCTGGTAAAAATAAAAAAATTGTACCTGTAAATGAATGGGTTGAAATAACTGAAGCAAGTACAAGTATAACTGCCGGTGAATATAGTGGTCCAATTGAAATAGGTTTAAAAAAATGGAGTAAAAGTGAGTTAGGTCCTTTTTACGAATTTATAGACAATAAATTAAATGATATTGCAATTAAAAAAAGTTTAAAAAATAATTTAAAAAGAATTGTTGGTGTTTGGGAAAAAGGTAAAGATGGAACTCATAACGTTAATACTCACGATGTTCATACAATAAATGAAGATTTAGGAGTTTGGTTTGGTAAAAAGAAGAAACCTAAAGGGTCTTCTCAACCAAAAGGACCTTGGGTTAACATTTGTAGTAAAGTTGACGGTAAACATCCTCCATGTGGACGACAGGATACTTCTAAAGGATCTTACCCTAAATGTAGGGCGGCTGGAGTTGCAGGTAAAATGAGTGATTCACAAAAAAGATCTGCCTGTCAACAAAAAAGAACCGCAGAAAAAAAAGACACTCAGACAGGAAAAGGACAAAAACCTATTATGACATCATATAAAACAAAAAAGGAATCCGTAGATTCCTTAGTTGATAATATTTTATTTGAAATTAGAAACTCGGTCTAAGATATTGTGTAGAGAGTTAGTAATCTGTGAATTAACCTCTCCCTCATAATTAAGCCTTCTCTTATCTGCCTCAAGATCAAAAATATACGTTAATCTTTCCCAATCTCTTTCATGTAGTTTAACATTATAATTGTAAATGTGATTAGTGATCTCAACTCTATGATCTGTCATTGTTATGAAAATTTTCATATCGTCATTTTTAAGATAACGTTTATCAGACATTGGGGCGATCATAAATTCCGTATCTTTATGTTGAATTATTTTAAGACATATTTTAAAACAGGTCTTTTCATATGATAGGATTTCATTTTGATAAGTTGGTATAATATTTGAAGATTTTTTTGACCAAATATAAAATTTAAGTTTTAATCTACTTAAGAATCTTTTTACTCTGTTTTTCATATTTGTATAAAGTTTATGTGTCTACAAATATATATAAATTATTTGAATAAAAAAATATTTTTAAAAAATTTTTAACAATATGCTCCTGAACAATGTTTTTTACCATCAAGACCTTTAATCGTACCTTTACATACTTGTACTGCGTGTCCATTTGCATATGCTGAAGGGTATACATCATATTTAGATTTTGCGGATGCAATACCTCTCGCACAAAGAGGTGTGCCAACTTTTTTATCTCCTTCCGACATTACCATATCTTCATCATCAATATTCGTAGATGATTTCATACCGTCTCTTGTGGTTTCATTCATCATGAAATCAAATACTTGATCCATATTGTTTTTAGCTTCAGAAATATGATCTTGAGCCCAATCATGTCCATTATCTAAAATAGATTCAACCGTACTACGATCAAAATCTAATAATAAATCACATTGTCTTCTCATTTGTTCTAAATTAGAAAAGAACATATATCGTTCACTTTTCTGTTCATTAAGGACTCTTTTTACCAAATTGGTAATGTCCGTTTCATTTAATCTTATTACTCTTTTCATTGTATTATGAATTTAATCCGTTAGGTCCTCCTATTACGACCATGTTTAATTGAGTGACTGGAGTACCATATCCGTCAGTATAAACAGGGTGAGGTGGTGTTAAATTATAAACCGTAATTACTGTTTCATCAGAACAAACTTCACATATATCATATGCTGTATTTGCACTTCTTGGTATATCAATAATACATTCATTACAATTATCATATTGGGTGATTGCCGAATATGTTGTTGCTCCAGTGGTGCCAGTTAATATGGTACCACAAATAGTTTCTCCTGTTAGTCCATTACTAAATGAATAAGTTTGTCCCGTTATTGGGGTAAAACTTACACCAAAACCAACTGTGAATTGATTTGATGATGAACATTGTTCTAATATAAAATTTGCCATATCTTTATTTAATAAATATCTTTATTTTTTATTTACGATTTGAAATTTAATCTGTCTCTTATAAGTATTTACTTCTCCACTAGAAATGACTTTTAAATCTATATAATATTCATTTGGAATCTTATCCCTTGTGTCAAATATAAAATAGTACTCATTTGGAGTTCTATTAAGTTTGGTCCAATCTTGTACTTGTACTTCGGTTTGACCTTCTCTAACATACACTCTATATTGACCTTCAATTTTTGGTAATTGTTGATTGGTCGTATATGCTTTCTTGATTATAACACCAACTTTTCTAATATCGGTATTTAATATTTTTTCATCTTGTTTAATTCCATAATAATCAAAACCATATACCGCAGGATCATTAGTTGTTGTTCCTATTTGAATTGATTTCTGTAATGGGTATATTACAAATTCATTAATTACATTAGGTAATGAAAAACCATTTAATAAAATGTTTGACCAAGTATCAGTAAAGATACATGGTGTTTTATATCCAAGTAATGGTGGTATTGTTATCTCATATACACCTTTTGTTACCTGACAAGATGGTAAATTAATAAGACCCGGTATTGGAGTTCCTGTTTGATCACCAATTGTAACCAAAGGATTATTATCTAAGTTTTGAAAATCCCCATCTTCAAAGATATATAAGTACAGTTTATTAATTTTACCTAATGAAAATGAATTTCTATCATCTTCAATTGAATCATTATAGTTTGTTTCTAAGAATGGTTCGTAGAATGTTTGAGTGTGTCTTGTAAAAAATCCAACAGAATAATTACCTGTTGTTCCTGTTAAGTTTTCAACTTGAGGTAAGTAAGCAATTCCCCAACCCGTTACACCTGTTAGTGATCCATTTAAAATAGAGTTTATTTCATTTGTCATATCAAACTCTACATTTTCATCACCAAATTCAAAATGTTGTGTGTCAATAATTTGTAATTGATTATAATTAAATAATCCTGTATTTGTGTTACTATAAATTCCTGGTTCTTGCCAATCCGTAATTGTTGTGGTTTCCAACCAATTTGATGGTCTATCTGAATAGTTCTTATCACTTGGTATACCAGTTACTTGATCATAGTAATCATAACCAACACCCTCATCCCAATTCTGAGAAGTTCCCGATAAGGAATTAAGAGGTATTCTAAATAATATTAAATCAAATGACGTTGCTCTTAGTCTACCTTGAGATGTTGAAGTGTTTAATAATTCTTTATCAAAATAACTTGTATTAGTCATTCTTAAGGTATGAGTTGTATCTAAATTACACCCCACACTTATAACACCATTTTGGTATTTTTCATTTAATAAAGTAAGGTCTAAATCAAAGATAAAACGTGTAAATCCAATTGGGTTTAAAAGACTTCCATCACCATAAAATAATTCGGTAACAGGATTTCTCCCTGAATTAACAAGACTATTAGATATTAAAGTATTATTCCTACTGAAATATGAATTATTTATTGACATTTACGTTTTTAATATAAATATCAATTAATCCTAATATTTTGATTTAATATTGTATTTTGAGAATTATTAAGTATTTCCAGTATTTTTTTAGATGAAGGACCATCAGGTATTGATGGATATTCTTGTATTGGTGCAAGTCCTGGAAATGGGTGTACGTGACCTATCATAAATTGAACGATGAGGTTTAAGAATGACATTAATTCTTCACCTCTAACCATTGAATTTGTTTTACCGTAAATCGTATCTGTTAACGTTGGTTGATCAATACCGTATAGTGTATTTTTTAGATCAATCGGAGTACCTTTACTTGGGATAACTGATTTATGTGATAACAAATAAAGAAAATCTCCACCCATTACACCATATGATGTTGGGGTTGCCTCAAATGTGTCATTTGCAACTTTAGTTATTTTAACTTCAAGTTGTTCACCCAAAACATCTTGTATCCAAACAAGTCCAAACCCATACTCTTTATTTTGAGGTGATAATTTAGTTTTTGAATAAAAATCCAAAATATTATTAAATTCAGTTAAACCATTTGGGGTATCAATACTTGCATTTAAATATATTTCAGTATTACTTTTTGTTGGGGTAAACACAAATGGAAATTGATTTTCCAATTTAGCTCCATCTTGTGATGGGTATGAAAGATAACCATCAATATTTATTTTACCAATATTAACACCTTTAATAAAATCATTAATTATTGTTAAAGATTCTTCAGAAGTTTTACCAGTAAAGTTTAATTCATATAAAGTTGTTCCTTTGTAACTATCTAAATCAGAAGTAAGGAAAATTTTATTGGATAAAGTTTCAGGTACTGGAATTAAACTATATAATTTTACACTACCATCAAAAGTTGTTCCTGTTGTTGCAAGATTTGTAATTTCCCACTCAACCAAATTTTTAACTTGTCTACTTTCTTTTATGTATTCGGTAACTGTTTTTGGTTCACCTTTAATTTTTTCTAATGGAGATGTGGATATTTGTAAAAATGATCTTTTATCATTTGGTACGGGTATATTAAAATCAGCACTTGAAGATTTAAGAGGATCTAATTTACCTGCTCGTATTAACACATCATTTTCTTTAACAACAACATCTGCGGTTCCTCTACCTAATATTGCGTTGTCACCAGGTTCGGGGTATATTCCATAAATTTTTGGGTCCGTAATCCCTGTTTTACGATCTCTTAATTGATTTGCCTGTTTGAAAAATTCTCCAGTTGCCAACATGGACTGAGAGTTTTTCCAATCTTCTTTAGAATTATTTTGGGGTCTTGTTATTGGTCCTTGAATATAAAATTTATTGGCATCTAATCTTTCACGATTGTCGTAATAAATTAGGTTAACATATTCATTCTCTTTTGGTACCTGATTAATGTAGTATGGTAATAACGGTAAAAACACAAATGGATCTTTTGCCGTCCACTTATCATTTTCTTCATTCCAATCTTCGGGTAAAGAATCCTCATACCTTTCAAGGGTAGGTACAACTCGTACCCTACCTAACATCATTGGATCTTTATTATCTTTTACATAACCCGGAAATAAATTTTTATTTTTGAACCACATTTCTTGCTTGATATTCTTTTAATAGTGTATTATATGTCAACTCTAATTTGTCTAAATGACTTGTCATTTTAATTAAATTTTCTTTTGTAATATCAAAATCTTTTTTAATAAATTCCATAGCCAAAATTAGATCTTTATTAGGTCTAACTTTGTGTTCTTTAATAATTTCCACAACTTGTTGTGATTGTACTTTATTATCCATTGTTTTATATTTTATTTACCATAACAAACTATTGGTATTGTTTGTCCAATTGGTGTTATACTTAGTGGGTATATTGCAATTTGTGATTTACCATTTGACGCATTTTCTTGATCTGAACCATCTAATAACGCTTTTATTGATGCCAACATTAAGTTAGGACTTCCATCTGGCATCGTACCTGTTGGTAACCCCAATTCTTCAAAATTTGCAATAACATTTAAAAATGCTCTATCTGAGGAATAACCACTTAAAAGTTTTGAACTTAATAATAATGGTAATGGGATGTCCCCACCAAATCCTTTTGATGCGATTTTTAACGCATTTAATAAAGCATCAATTACGCTTTTACATTCCCTAAAATCTTTTACAATTTTAGCAATTGCAATTAGTAATTCAGTTAAAGATAAAATTATATTTAATCTTTTATTATTTAATCCTCTAATTACATCTAAATTTACTGATTGGACTAACTTCAAAATATCTTTTTTAATTATATCAAATAAAATTTTAACAAAAATTTCCCCCACTTTTGATGCAAATTTAATAAAGAACGATTTAAGTCTTCTTGCAAAATCCATAAATGAACTAATTTGTAAATCTAAACTTTGACCTAATGATTTTGTTATAATCATTAAAGGTAAAACAACTTTAGGTGAAAGGACTGTGGCCACCATTGCCTTTGGAAACTCTTTAAGGAATGATAAATCAATATTTATTTCCAATGGAAACCATCCTGGATTTTTAGTTAAAACATCAGTTAAATTAGCTGCGTCATCAATACTATTTGAATTATTTTTACCATCAACAAAGACTAAATTATTTAACGCATTTGTTATACTATCTGAATCAACAGGTAATTTAACCGTATCACACTCCTCAAATTCAACTACCCCCATTTTTATGTCGGAAACTTTTGAGTCGATAAAACGTAAATCAATATCTGTAAATTCAAAGAAAGATTCGTCAACATTATCATTTTCAGACAATTTTGCAATTCCGGACACATCAATCTCTTTAGTATTATCAAAACATAGCCCTAATATTCTTTGCATGATTAACAGTATTTTTTGTAAGTCGTCTAAATCCGCATTACCATCTCCTTTTTTAATAGATATCGCACCTGTCAATTGATTCATAAGATTTGCAAAGAAATTAGTTTCATCAAAAAGTTTTATTGTTGTAAAATAATCTTTTAAAAATTCAGAAACTTTATTTGTAGTCATTCTATTTTTTAAATCAACTTTAAAAAAGTTACCTTGTATTGTTTGTGAAGTTGTTGGATCAACGTAAGACTCAACGTATGAAATATCAAATAATTCTTGACCTGATGTACCTTTATAACTTTGTCCCGATGCAGGAACACTAAATGGTTGGTTAATATTTTGAGTTCTATTATATAATTCCTTATTCATTGAAAATGGAAAACTACTATATTGAATACTTTTCTTTTCATATAATAATTTACCCACATCTGTTGCAGGATCCTCTTTTAATGTGTTAAGTAGGTCAACTGACTTAACTCTAATATAAATCGTCTGAGGAACAAATTCTTGGTCTTGTGAACAACCTACGGCAGTTAACATTAATTCCAATAAAATATCATCTAATTTTGGTACGATTTCTTTAATTGCTTTTGTAAAAGTTTTTTTAAGATAACTTTGACTACTTTTACCCGCACCCAATGACAAAAAGTTTAAGTCTAACAACTTATCAAATTGAGTTTTAATTTCTTTTTGATATTTGTTTTTTAATTTTTTTGCATCAGAAAGTTGTGTGGAAGTTTCAGATTTTTTCTTTTCTAAAGTTTTTCCAGCCTTTTTTCGTAGATCTTCAATATCACTATTAACTTTTTTATATTTTTTTAATATAGTTGTTTTTTTATCTACTTCATTAAAACCATCTTCAGTATCCTGTGCCATTATTTATTCAGTTTGTAACTATTATCTGTTGAGGTGTCTTTATCAATTAAACTTTTAAATGTGTCATCATCAAGATCCAAATCTGACAAAGTAAAATTATCTTCTTGTTTTTCCTGAGATTTTTGCCAAATTTGAGCTTGTAGTTTTGATAACGATAGTTTTTTCTCAACACAATCATTAATAATCTTTTGTTGTTTTTCAATAACAGGACCAATAAGAGTCATATCTTCTGGTTCTTTCATCATTGTTAACATCTTGTTTTGTATTCTAATTGCGGTATTTCTTTGTTCAACAAGTTCATTATAAATCTCTTGCATTAAAGATAACATTGATTCCTTAGTTAGATTAATTTCTTTTTTTGTTGGCCTTCCCATATCTATAAGTATTTTTTATTCTATTTTAATAATTCATTTACGATATGAAAGTATATTTTTTTATATCTTTTTAATGAATTACGTATTTCTTTTGTACTTAAATTGGTCATTTCCCTTAATTCAAACAGGATAATGTTCTTATTGAACTTATTATTATTTGATGTTTCTTGGAAAATTTCACCATAATTTGTAAAAATGTCAGTCAAAGCTTCTCCCAATTTTAATTCTTGTTCAGATATATTTGGTTCATTCATATTATCTTTAAGTTCATTAAGGAATTTTTTTATAATTTCTTCAGAACTTACATCGTCATTATCAATATAATAAATCATATCTGGCATATTATGAACATCACCCGAAATATCTTCATAAGATATTTTTCTATTCATTTCTTTTTGGTCTTTTAAAATTTGCCCCATAAGATAATTTTTACAGATAGTTCCAAAATAAGAATAAGCCTTTTTCTCTTTAGCTGGCTTAAACTTGTCTATTTTAGTCATTAAAAATGAATGAGTATCCATGTGGATCTCCTCAAAGTCCATGTCTTTTCTGTATAATTTATATCGTCTAATAATTGACGATATCATTTTATCTAAGGGGTGTTTTAAAAACTCATTATAAATTTTGTTCTTTTCGTCAAAAGATTCTGCGATTAGGTAGGCCCTAACCGCATCTTCTTCTCTTACGTCAAAATAATTATTTACTGTGGGCTTTCTTCCCTTCTTTTTCTTTTCAATTTCTTCGTTTGATAAATTACCATTTTCGGACATCAAATTTCTTGTGGTTCATATTTTATGTCCCTTTGTGCGGTGTAGAAATATTCTTTCTTGGCCGCCTCAATCCAAAATTTAGCCTCATCTTCACTTAATCTGTCTTCACCATTTTTGTAGTTCCAAAAAATAGATCCTTCTCTTAAGTTCATATGTTTATATCCGATTTTAGGGATTGTTAAAAATTTAACAGATGCGTGAGTCATACGTAAAAAGAACTCATAACCAAATGTTAATTTAATGTTTGATTTAAATTTACCAAATTCTAAGAAAGTTTCTTTTTTAATAACCATTCCAGCAATTTGGAAATTTTGATACATTTGTAATGTTTCGTTAGTTAAATAACCAAGTTCTTGTGTGAAGTTTGCTGCGAATGTTGCTTCATTTGTAAATCCTACAAATACTCCTTTATCATTAACATCAACAACAATTGGTAAAAATGCTTCAATATCTTTATAGATATCCATATATTTTTGTGAGTTTTTAAACCATATGTTTGAATACTCATCATCAAACTCAATTAATGAAACCCAATTAGAAGTTGATATTTCAACACCTCTATTGACTTGGTTAGCAAAATTAGGTTCGTCTTTCCACACTTCAAGTTTAACGTTTAATCCATCAAAATCATAAGAGTTAATGTGTGTCTCCAAAAGAGAATCATCACAATAAACAATAACCAATTCACTTACAGTTTCGCCTTGGTTTTTAATTGATTTGATACATCTATCAAAGAAGTCCTCAAAGTCTGCGGACCTAGCAGTTTTAATTGGTAATATTACCGAGATTGTTTTATTATTTTCCATATTATTCAGTTGTTTCAAGTTTAGATAATTGAGCCTCAAAAGAATTTGCTCTTGCGTCGATCATTTTTGCAAATAATTCAACAACTTCCGATTCAAATTTTTCTTTGGTTGAAAGTTTATTAATGGTTATGTCCATTTCTTCGTATAATTTAGGGTTAAGATTGTCCTCTAACCAATTTTGTATAAAATCAGCAATAACATCAACAATCATATTTTGGTTATTGATCCAAATACCATTTTCTTCATTCATCCATTCAGGTGTAATATTAGGTACTAATCCAATAACAGGTATTCCCATCTTCATAGATTCAAGTGGGAATGTACCAAATGAACTAATATTATCAATCCATACGGATGCAAAACTTTCTTTCATTGCGTTTGTAAACTCAACTTGAGATAACCCTCTTAAATCTCTAAATGTAATCCATCTGTATTGTGGAAATTTAGTGTAAAAAGTTTTAATTAAATTTACCGTATCTCTGTGATCTCTTGTGTGTACACCAATAATTGTTTTAGGTGGAAATTTTTGTTTTTCAAAAACTTCAGAAATTGTTGGTTCAATAACATCAACTGAGACACTCCTCATTGTTGACGAAATATATTCTTTTTGTTTTTCTGATGTTGTAATACATTTATGAAATCCAAGTTGAGTCCAAGTTTGTCCAGGTTGTAACGTTTCAAAAATGTAATCGTATGATTGTGATAACACAATTTTACCACAAGGTAGTTTAGTTATTTGATCCATTATGAATCCGTAAATTTCTGGAATAACAATTAAATCTTCAGGTGAGATTTCTAAATTAGTTCCTTCAATAGATTTGTGATCTAAATTTGTCATATATTCCTCACCTAACCAATCTGTAACACCAAAGTATTCAGGGGTTTCATGTAGTATTATGGCATTAAATCCATTATTTTTTAGTGACATAGCCATTTCGTAAATGTAACGTATTGACGCTTTTGCATTTCCTTTAGTGTCCTGTACTATAAAATAAATTCTTGACTTCTTATCCCTCATTTTCTGAATGGATTCTTCTAGTTTTAAAATTTGTTCTTGGTTCATGTTTTATATTTTATTTATTATTTTTTTCATTAAAAGTGTATTAAAGGCAATTTTAAAGGGAATAGTAACGTCATTATTTTTCATACCTAAATTTTCATCAACTTCTCCTATTTCGGTTAAAATAGTATCAACCATTGCTTTAACTGACTCATATTTTACTACGTGGATTTGAGTTTCACCACTTGTACCACTATACTGGACAAAGTCCTCTAATTTATCTAAATCAATATAATAGTTTTCTCCAAACACATTAAACATTCTCTTCTATTTTTTTAATAGTTAATTCCAAATCAGATAAAGAAGAAATTTCGTATTCTGATTTGATGTTTTTATTATAATCTGTAATAAATTTTATAATGATTTTATTATCAGGTTTATTTAATAGTAGGTCAGGATTAGCCGTAAGTAAAATGTCTACCTCATTTAACATATCATTTTTTGTTATTTCACTATAGAAAAATACTTTTTCCACTAAACAACCAAATTTAGATAAGAAAAAAAGTGACGATGGTTTAGATCTACCTATTTCATCAGAAACAATCATTAAGTCATAAGTATCTCTTAAGTTATAGTAAATATCGTTTAATATATTAAATGATAACATCTCTGTTGATGGCGCATGACCAAATAACTCCATTGTGTATTCTTCATACATAAATGAATATAAATCATCTTTAGATGGAAATGAAAAATGTGATCCTAAATCTAATGATGTAACAGGACTTAAAACTTTATATTCAAAATTATTAACCTCTATGGTTTCATTAAATTCAATAACCTCATCTGTATCACCTGAAAATTCAATTTCATATGTTTTATCCGCCGACTCATTCAAATGACTATCAACTAAATGTTTTTCATATAATTCAGTAAATTTACTAATTGTGTCTCTTAAAACACCATTAATCTCAATCCCTATTTTCTTCATTGTACTTAACTAATATTTCACTAATTAATGGGTTTCTAACATTTTTGGCATTTTTAAAGTCATAAATACCAATATCTGGTATACCACTGAATCTTTGTAATGCATCGTAAAGACCTGATTGTTTTTTGTCTTTATATCTATCTGTTTGTTCTAAATCACCTGATATAAAAAATTTACTATTGTATCCAATTCTTGTTAATAATAATTTCATTTGATTTGGGGTTGAGTTCTGACCCTCCTCAAAAATTAAAATTGAATTATCAATATTCATTCCTCTCATATAAGCCAAAGCAAAAACTTCAATTACCTCATACTCTTTTAACTTCTCTCTTGCCTCTTTACCAATTATTTTATTAAGTAAGTAATAAGATGGGAAAATATAAGGATCTAATTTTTCTTCTAAATTTCCCGGAAGGGATCCTAACTTTTCTTCAGCCTCAACCGCAGGTCTAACAATAATAATTTTTTCGTATGAATTGTTTGGATCTATTAATAAATCTACCGCTGCCTTCATTGAAATATAACTTTTACCAACACCTGCCGGTCCTGAACAAATTGTAATTTGATTATTAATTAAAATATCATAATAGTCTTTTTGATTTTCTGATAAAAATTTACTTTTTTGTTTTCTTTTGATTACAGAGTTAATTAACTCTTTTCTTGAAATTTGTGGTTGAGTAGTTGACGTTGTATCGTCTTTTAAAATTGGTTTTTTTCTAATTGCCATAAGTTTTTTATTTAACTTAAATATAAAACCAACTTATAAATAATAAATAATTAACTATATTTTAAGGTTTTAATAAAATACTTTTTGGTTGCCTCAGTTCTTTTTTTTCTTTGTTCTAAACTTGAGTGTAATGCTTCACGACCCTCATCCAAGTTGATTAATCCATTTGATATTAAAGATGGGATAATCTTGTAATTTGAATAGGAAGATATTTTTATATCTTCACAAGTGGGTTCATTCTCTAATAAAACATTTTTTAAAATTTTACTATCCATAAACATAAATCTACCTTTAATAACATCAACTATAACATCGGTATCATCATAGGGTTTATTTATGTGTTTTGATTCCCAATAATCTTTTTCCTTATTTAAAACGACACCCGAATAACCAATTATTGGGAATGTCCTATTTTTCCCTATAGTCTTATATGTCTTTAAACAATTTTCAATCACATCTGTTTTATTAAACATTATATCGTCATCTAATGTAAAAATAAAACCTTCATCAACCATTGATCCAACTAACCATCTTGGCCAACATTTAAAATTATTTGACGAATTAATTTGAACATCTACATCATAAGATGTCTTATCCTCAATATTATTATTCCATAACCATATATCAACATCAATTGATTGATCCCGTATGGATTGAATTACTTTAACAATGTTTTCTTGTCGTTTCCAATTTAATAATAGTGCGGTTACTTTCATTATTAAAATAATTTACTATCTGTAATATATTCAGGTAATTTAGTTAAGGAGTTTCTCCAGTCATTTAAAATATCGTTTATTTTTTTTTCGTCTGTCATTGAATACCTGTCTGTTGATTTAGAATATAAGTTATTACTAATAATATTATTATTCACCATAATCATAGGACAACATTTACCAATATCAATTAAAAAAATATTATCTGAAATTTTATTACCATTTTTATTATGTCTTCCTCCATCCCACGTATAATAACTTTTTAGTACGGTTACTTTTGAATGGTGTTCATCATCAAAAACACAAAAAGACCTTTGGTTTAAAATTTTATCGTCTTTATTAATAATGTTCTCGGTTATGTCGGGTATTATGACCACACCTTTAGGTGTTATAAAATCCGAATCATTATTAATAATGTAATTACGTAAATCTGTGTGATATAAAATCTCATCAATATCAACATATATTGTAATAAATCCTTTTGATATGTAGTGATCAACAAATGAGTTTTGTTTACCTAATAAAATTGGAACACCTATGTGTGAGTTCTTAACCATTTCAAAAGAATCTTCAGAAAACCCTTTAGTTTTTAAATAATCTGAAACCACATCAAAATTTTTATCTAAAATTAAAAAATGAAACTCACTGTAATTAAAAAATTTTAAGTAGTAGTCAATAAAAATATCGGAAATAATATTAGATCTATCTATGTAAGTTCCAATTTTTAGTTTAACATTATCAATGTGTTTTTTCATAACCCTCTTCAATATGTTTACACGTAACTTTATTAACTAAAACACCCTTCAAATTATTATTATTAAAATATTCTCTTATCCTATACCATAAATCGGCATCACCAGGTAATCCTGAAAATCCTGTTTCTTCAAAGACATTTCTATGTCTAAGTGGTATTTTTTTAAAATTTATACAAGTTGATGAATGTATTAAACCTTCAGGTGTTGGATTAAATTCTACTAACTCCAAATCACTATTTATCATTGGATATTCCATAAAATGTTCGTATTCTGATTTAGTACATAACCATAATGAATTTGTTTTTATTATGGCATCGTTTAATGATGAAAGATGATTTGGGTACCACTCATCATCATGATCTAAATGGCAAACATATTCATAACCATCTGATATTGATTTATTAATACCATAATTATTTGCAAAACACCCACCATATTTCCATATTAATGTTTTGTCAGTATATTTATCTCTTTCATGTGCAATAGGTAGATTCTCAAAATATATTTTATCCTTTGGGAATTCATTAAAAATAGACTCAAACTCTTCATTATTTTCATATTTATCTCCAATCACATAAATTTTAAATAGATGATAATCTTGATCAAATATACTCTGTAATGCTCTTTTTAAATATTTTGGGGTGTTACCATCTTTTCTTTGGTAAGTTGTTATAACTATACTAAAATTAATCATTTTGTTGTGGGTTTATAAATGTATGGGTTAGGAAACCCTCTATCAATAAAATCTTGATCTACCATATTAGTATATCTAAAATGACATGACCATCTTATTGTGTTGTTAAAAATATCACCAGATGAGTGTATTAGAAAAGTTGAAAATATTGCAATATCCCCAATCTCAAGTTCCGGTTGAATGTGGTCTCCACTTATTTCTACAGATGCAAATCCACCAACTGATTTATAAGGTAATGGACCTAATTTATGTGTTTTTGGCCAAATAAGAATAGAACCATTTTCTTTATTAACATCTACCAATGGTACCCATAAAACTATTGAGTCGGAACTTGATTCCATAGATAACCAATCCTGATGAGGTGGGGTTTTATAATAGTGTTCTTCTTTTGCTAATTTAGGGTGGTTAAAAAATAATACAGGTCTAGTACATAAATTAGGGAATGATAAACCTAAACCATTTATCAAACTCAATAACTTATCTTCAACTGGAAGTTTATATAATTCTATTAATCCAGACTGAATTATTTTGCCGCAATTAATAAAAACTTCTTCGTGGTTCTGAAATAATTTAACCATATTTTCAGTAAAATCACCCGTGTAACCGTATTTATTAAATTGAATTTTAAATATTTCCTCCGCCTTATTTCGTAAGTTATTAATATATTCTTTATTAAAGAAATTTTTAATTATTATAAATCCATTTTCATGTAATTCATTCTTTAACTGCGTAACCAATTCCGGTTTTACCAAATCCATTTCCATTATAAAACATTATAAGTTTATTTTTTGTTTTTAAAATATAAGGGTAACATACCATTATATTTTCCCATTCGTTATTTTCACTAATATCTAATTCAATTGAATTATCTTTAATCCAATTAATCCCATCTTTAGATGTTGATTTTTTTATTCTATATGAATTATTAATATTATCCCTATAGTCTAATTTATTACGTATTGAATACCACATTTGATACTCATTATTAATTTTTAAAACTCTTGTTGCGGATATCCCACCTTCATCACCATCTAATGGTATGCAAGTTATTCCTGTTGGGTTCCAATCAACTCCATTTGTGGATGTTGCATATTTTATATCGTATGTTGGTTCCATACCATATTCCGACTCAACCCAATCTAAACATGAAAGATACCACATACGCCATAACCCATCTTCTATCATTATACTTACGGTTCCGATATAACCAGGTTCTTTATAAGATGTACTTAAAACAGGTCCTTTAGAAAATTTTTCCCATGTTTTACCATTATCATCACTTATTGCTAACCCTAAATTGTTATGATACGGAACATCCATTCTTAATGACCAACCAATATAATAAAGAAATTTCTTATTACCTACCGTTACTATTTCTGTTGGCATAATACCCGCCCAATCAAAACTACCCTTTTCCCCAAGTTTAAGGATTGGGTCGTTTGATTTGTTTAAAATTTTATTAGGGTCTTCCTTATCAACATCAACAAACATCGGATTACTTTTCCCTTCGATTCTTGTGGAATAATAAATACGATAGAAATTATCATATTCATCAACCACAGGTACTTGAGAATGATGATCGTTAAAAATGTTACCTTTTTTATCCCACATATTATTTTACATTACATCTAATGGTGATTTATCTTGTTTTTTTGCTGGTGATCCCATATAAAATCCATTGTCATCTGTGGATTTTGTTATCATACTACCCATTGCGATTAATGAACCTTCACCTATTGTGACAAAATCTCTGATCGTTGAGTTAACTCCAAACCAAGACCGTTCTTTAACGTGACAATGACCCGATAAAACCACATGAGACGTAAAAAATACATGATCATCTATTTTACCATGATGACCAATATGGTTACCACTCCACATCATAACATTATTACCAATTTCAGTAAATGGTTGTAACGTATTATCTTCAAGAATAAAGCAATTTTCACCAATTTTATTATCACATACCGTTGCCTTTGGTGATACATATGAAATAAAATTATATCCTTTACGTTTACCTTCTTCGTAAATTCTTTTTCTAACCATATTCATTTTTGATCCGGTCATTGGAGCAAATAACAAGTATTCTGATGGAGGGAAAATAGTTTCTAAAGTTTCAAATTCAAAAACAGGATAACTAGTTGAGGATCCTCTTGGGGTGAAAAAATCTTTGGTTAAATATTCTTTATTAACCGTAAAACCAATTACTTCGTAATCAGTGTCTTTAGAAAGGTAATAGTGAGCCAACTCAGCTAAATCTAAAGTTCCAAAAATTATTATTTTATTTGTAGACATATATTGTATATTCATAAAGTTTATAATCATTTCTTATAACGAAATTCTTAGATAAATTATTTTTAAGAAATAAGCCAATCTCATCCATTGATACATGAAATAAATCATCTCTTTCCCAGTCAACTAATTTTGACATCACATTAAAGGATAACCCTTTGTTTGTTTTTAACCAAAGAGTTTTTAGAGTATTTGACATAAAATCAAACATTTCTTCATAACTTAAATCTCTTTTTTCGGTAAAAGTACCATTACAAACAATATAATCAAAATTAGGTATTTCATCGTTAATATTAATATCCTTTAAAAAGAAATTAACTTCAGGGTATTTTTTTATACAATGGTCATAAAATTTTTCATTTATATCTAAACCACTATAAACGATTTCGTTTTCTTTTTTTTCGTTTAAAATAAATTTATAAAGATGACCTAAACCACACCCAAAATCAAGTAATGATGATTTATTGTTTTCATTTATTAGATCTAACATAACTTTATATCTTGTTAATGTATCTTCATATTTTGGCCAATCGACCCCCAAGTGATTATCCCCATGATCCTCAAAACACTTTTTATAATGTTCGGCAATTTTTAAATAGTTCATATTAAAGTGTAATTGTTTAATTCTTTTATTATTGTGTTTTTTGGGTATCTAAATAAAATATCTAATATTGAATTGTATGGATTGTCAAAATTAACGTCTCCCATTTTTATAAAATTAAGTTCAATATCGTTTAAATTAAAATCTTCTTTATTGTAAAGTTTTTGACCCCCGATTGCATTTACGTACTTGTTACCATTAAAATGTTTAACAATATCTTGTAACCCTTCATTTTTTTTTCTATCTGTGATTCCACAACTAGTTGATATTAAATTACATTTTATGTTCAGATAATTACAAACATATTTAATTGATGTAAAATTAAAATTTGAAATACTGACATTATCACCTATAGATAAAATTTCATTCTTCCATGGATGTATTATGTTATCAATTACATCATTGTAATACTCGTCTTTTTTATAAAGTTGAGAAAGTTTTTGTTCAAATTTATTAAACCAATCTTCATTTAATAAAACGTTAACTTCTGTACATTTTTTATTTTGACTGCCGTTTATAACAGGAATGTTTATTTGAGTGTCACTTTTTATTTTATTTCTTACCATATAACTTCTTTTCATAAAACTAACGTGATCTAAATTAACATATAAATTAACCGCATTAATTAATTGAAAATACCCAATATAAGGGAAAAAGTAGGGTTGCATTATCCCAATCGTAATGTTATTGTCCATACACTTTAAATTTTGAAAGATCGGGATAAGATAATTCTAAATCATCATTTTCTTTAGGTTTACCTGTTTTTGTTTCGTAAAATTGAGTTATCAATAGCAGCCCTCTTGCGGATATCTCCGGCATCATATAAAAGTTCCACCCAACAACTGGGTTGTTGTCAAAATCATCATCGTGATAACTACATTCGTCTCTACCACTAAACCTTGCTTTTTTGAACCATTTATAAGCTTGTTCATCGTCAGTTAGAATTGCACCTCCCTTACCTAATTTTAGGTGTTTATAAGGGCCGGTAAAAGACAAACACATATGTGTATTAGGGACATACATATTAGATGTAAATCTTAAAGCACTATCCCATACTTTTGTTGGATATAATTGATACGCACCTTTTATTGTGTCACCCTCAACAGGTGTAAATTTAACTTTACCTCCTGCATGAATAATCTCACAAGGTACCGAAGGGTATGTTCTTGACGGAATCTCAATGGTCATTCCTTTTATTTTTTCATAAGTTAATGCCAAGAATAACGCATTACTTTGGTTGTCAACGGTAACAACATACTTTGCTCCCGTATAGTGAGATAATTTCTTTTCAAAGTCTTCAGTTATTTTGTGTACTCCTTGTGCCATATTATATAATTATAATGTTATTTTTTATTTTGTCTATGTTATTTTTAATAGATGGAAGTAGATTATTGTGGTAATCGTAATTTAATTTTACCAAATTTTTTGGATCTTCATTTCTTGTTTGGGATTCATAATGATATGACACACATTCACTACATATATAGTTTTTAAAACCTGAGGATAAAAGATTCATATTAACTTCAACATCTTCAAAACAAGAAACATAATTTTCATTAAACATTCCATATTTTTCAAAAGTGTAGTTTCTAACCATCATTAGACCACCCGTGTTACCAAAAACTTCTTTTGTTGAGTTAGAATAATTGTAATAGTTTTTTAAATTTAAATGTGTTACTCCAATTTTATTATCTATTTTACGAATGAACATTAAGATTCCATCATGTTGTATTGTGTTATCCTCAAAATGAAGTCTAGCTCCAACGGTACCTGTCATCCTATTTTTTTCAAATACTGACAACATTCCAGTAATAACGTCATTCATTATTTTTATATCGTTATTAGAGAATAATAAAAATTCATATTCATCTTTAGGTAAGTTTTTTACAACATCATTATTAATCTTTGCAAAATTATAGTAATCATACTCAATTAATTTAACATTCCCAAAAGGTAATATATTATCCTTAATCCAATTTTTTTCTTCTTCAGTTGACCCTGTGTCCGCAATGTAGACATCAAAAATTTTATAATCACAATGATCGTGAAATGATTTAACACATTCGTATAACATTTCAACTTTACCTTTAGTTGGTATTATAATTGCAATCTTACCAAATTTTTTAAATTCTTTTCTTTTTATGTCTGGAGCGTAAATAAACGAAGGTTTTAAATCTAAAGGTAACATACTACCCCATTTCTCAACAAATTTTTCTTTACTCTCCCAAAATTCCTGATTTGGTTTACCTATAGATTGGTGAGTTATTTCAAAGGATGAGGTAACCCCAATTTTAATCCCATCTAAATAATTTGGAAGACAAAAAAGATGATCGTAAAAGTGAAATTTACCAATTGTTTCATCAAACCTATGTTTAATTTTTGTTTTATCAAATGACATAAATAAACCATCAATTGTAACGACAGGAATTAAAAATGGTAATTTAGGTGAATACTTGTTTAACCATTTTTTTTGTCCGTCAGGATGGTGATAAACTTGACCAACCATTGTTTGTTTCATTCTATCCCAATAAACGCCTGTTTCAGGAAAATAACAAGATCCGGCTTTTCCAATTATACCGAATTCGGGGTTATTAGAATAATCTTCTAATAATTTTTTACCCCAATTCTTTTCAAGTTTAATGTCGTTGTGACAACATACAACAATATCATAAATTGATTGTGTAACACCACTGTTATAAACTTCCGATAATGAATATTGGTTATGGTTCACATATTCTAATATTTGAACATCTTTAACACCAACTGTTTGTAACAAATGTTGTTTAAATTTGTTATTATATTCTTGATCCTTATGTGTTGAGTAGATAATCGTTATCATGTTAAAAAATTTTCATTGTAGTATTTTTTTGCATTTTCTTCTGATTTTACATAATGATGTTCACTCTGAACGGTTTGATAACCACTTGATAATTCTGACCAAAATGAATGTGTAAAATTTTTCCTATAATCCACAAATTTATATCCTTTTAAATGTAAACTTTTAAACCAAGGGACACCGGCATCTGGCCCAAACACACCAAAAAATGGAGTGTTACCATTTGGGTATGTTTCTTTATTAGACATTTCCCGATTAATTAAACATGCCCATTCATTTAATCTACATTCGGGTAATGGTTTTGGGTTTATTGGGTCAATATTTTCTTTGTTAGTTCTTGAATATGGTAACTCTAATGATAGAACTTCTTCATAAGTTGGGTTCCAATCATAAAATTTTTCACCACTACATAAATTTGCATTTTTTGCCGGACAATTCCAACACTGACCAATTTCTCCAATACCTATAGAATCTTTTATATTTTCTAGCATATTACCAATAATGTCTCCCGTATATAAAACATCATTGTGAGTTATAAAAATAAATTCTTTATCACTATGCTCAAAACCATATTGAGCAAAAAGTTTAAGTCTATCGTTTTGGTTATGTATATCTTTTAATTTATATATAAAAGAAGTTTCTCTTTCGTAAATTAATAAATTATCAAAATAATCCGTAACCCAATCAACATTATCATTAAAAGGATGTGTTGGTTCTTTTATGAAAAATATTTTATCAATGTGTTCTCCCGAATGACTCATTAAACTTTTTAATGTACATAAAGTTTGCCAAGGTTTCCCATAAATTGGTATTAATACGTCTACTTTTTTCATATTCGTTTATAATCCAGTACTACCAAATCCATTATCAGATCTGTCTTTATTCTTTATTGTGTTAACTTTTATTAAATCCAACCATTTTCCACATACCACAGGACACACAACCGCTTGAGCAATTTTTTGACCTTCTTTAATCTCAACAGGACTATTTGTTGTGTTGAATAATATAACTTTAATTTCACCTGTGTATCCTTGATCTACGGTTCCTGGTGAGTTCAATACCATTAGACCTTGATTAATTGCTAACCCACTTTTTGATCTAATCTGAATTTCATAATTTTCGGGAACATCAAAATTAACTCCCGTTGGTATTAATATTCTACCAAATGGTTCAATAGTTAATGATTCCATTGAATATAAATCCATACCTGAATCAGTTGGATATGCAAAATTAGGATCGTATTTTTTTGATGAAAACTCTAATTTCATTGTTGGTTGATAAGATTCCATTTCTTTTTCAAGTTCAAAAAGATCCAACCCATGTTTATCTATAATTTCATCATAGTTCATTTCATTCATGTCTTCACCAAACATTGAATCTAATTCTTCTAATTGTTTTATTAATTTTGTAACGTCATCCATTATTTTAATTCTTTTAATTTAATAATTGCATCAATTAGTACCTCAACATCTCTCTCACAGTACTCTCCAATTTCTTTTAACATACCTTTGTTCCAATAACAATCATGAACTTTGTCACCAGTTACGTCACCACCTTTTGGTGTTGGTATATCTAAACAAGAACACATTAAATCTAATGACCCAATTGCGGTGTATGCTCCGTATTGCCACACATCCTTTGTGTCAATTGCTTTAACTTCCCAAGGTTTTGTGTCATAGGATGGTAGAATTGAAGATGGTTTTAATCCATTGATGATCATTCTTTTTGCAATCATTGGAATGTCAAAGTTTTTTAAATTGTGACCACATAAGTAAAAATCCAATTTACCACAACGATTTAATAACGTTTGTAAATCTTTTAATAGTTCACCCTCATTATCACTTGAGAATGTTTGTTTTTTAACTTCATTGTTATCCATAACAAATGCAACACTAACACAAACTATTTTTGCAAACTCAGGAACTAATGCGGTTCTTCTTGTGAAAATTTCATCCAAAGATGATTGTGAGTCCTCAGGAAATCTTTTGTGAAACCAATCAATATATTTCACAAATTGTTCGGCAACTCTTGGGTATTCTTTTACACAAGTTTGATAATCTTTTGTTATTCCCACAGTTTCAATGTCAAGGAATAAAATTTTTGTAATTGGAATATTAATCATTTGATTCTAAATTTTTTATTAAATCTGGATTTTGTTTTAAAGTTTGTATTGTAATAAGGTCTTTTATTTTGGTTGTTGACCAATTATGTGACCTAGTTGTGTAAATAACCTCAATAGGTAGGTGATCACCCGTAAATCGTTTACCTATGTAATCATCACCTAAAATTCTTACATCAGGTTTGTAAAATTCAATTAACTTAATAAGATCTTCTTCGGTTTGATATGTTACAACCTCATCAACGTATTTTATTGACATCAAAGTTTTATACCTTTCATACAAAGGTATAACTGGTTTATATTTAGTGAATCTTGTTTCAGATGGATCTCTTTGTAAGAATACCATAAAATAATCACAATTTTCTTTTGCGGTTTCAAATGTGTATATGTAACCTGGATGTAACAAATCAAAGTTACCTGCCGTAAAACCTATTATTCCTTTTTTATTGTTCATGTTATTTAATTAAAGATTTATAAAATTCTGATCTTGTTTTAGTGACTTGGTTAAGGTCATATTTGTCTTTTACCGTTTCGTATAATCTTTCACCAAGATCAACAATCATACTTGGGTTGTCAACCAATTTTTTAATATTTTTTGCCCAATCACTATGATTATTATTTTCATTAACTAATAAAGCATTACCATCGGTAAATTGACCTTGATGTAAAGCGTGTTTCAAATCAATAGTATATGGACCAACATTTGACGCAATTAATGCTTTCTTATAAAATCCCGCCTCAATAACTTTTAATTGAGATTTCATTCTATTAAAAATATGATTTTGAATTGGCGCTAACGATATATCAAATTTAGAATAATTTTTAGCGTAAGATGTAACAGGTTTTGTCCATACTCTAACATAATTTTCATTTTCCCAACCATTGTATGTACCATCTTCAAATTTATCTAAGAATTCTTTATACTTTGGTGTTATAATTTTATAATCGTTTGTAAAAATTTTCTCATATTTAATCCAAACTGTTTCTTCAGGTTTTATTGGTCTTTGGGTTTTTTCTCCCGTTTGTTTATTTAATTCGGTAACAGTTCCACGAATGTCAAAACCACAAACAAAATATTGTAATTTATCTTGTAATGGTGATAATTTAGAAATTGTACCATCCATTAACTTTAAATCGTGTAAATGTGAAGAACCTCCTAACCAACCAATTCTGATTTTATCTGATGATAATGTTGGTTCTTTAAATTGTGATTCATTTGGGTCAATAGCATTTGGGAATACAACAACATTCTTATTAAATTTACGAATCTCATCTGCAAAAATTTCTGTTGTTGTAATAACATACGAACAAACTTTTAAATTTTTAATGATTTTCTCATGTAATTTATTTTGCATAATTAATTGATGAATAGGATGTTCCTTTGTTGGTAACCAATAGTCATCAATGTCACCAACAACAACAATTCCCATACCTTTTAATTTCTCAATCAAAGCAGGACATGAGTCATAGTCTTGTCCAATACTACGGTGGAAATGAACTATTTGATATTTTTTCCAATAGTTGTCATCTTGAATTTTAGGTGTGTAATCAATATCAACGTGAAAGTCGTTAGGATATATATTTTGTAATTTTACGTGTGGATCTACCGATCTAAATTTCCCAACACCTGATGTGTCTGAGGGCAATACTAATACATTAATTTTTTCCATAGTTATAATAATAATAGAAATATAATCTAATTCTATAGAAATATCAACCCATAAAAACAAAAAACCCCAATCATTGATTGAGGTTTCCTTTTTTATTTTAAATTAAATTATTTTGCTATTTTTTTGACTCTAATTAACTTACCTTCAAAAATATGTTGACCAACTCTAAATTTAAAAACTTCATTACTCTTAGTTTCAGATTCAGTTAATAACCCATTTTCTCTAAGAACATCTTGTACTGTTTCTCTAACAATGTCTCTTATCACATTTGCATCTACACCAACATTAGATTGTTGTGGTTGTTGTTGTCTTTGTGGTTGTTTGTTCTCTAACAATTCTCCTTTTGCATTTATATTCATTAACCTACTTGCCTTTTCAACCAACTCATTTGATAATGTTCCACTACCAGCACCCATTGTAGGTTGTTGTATTGGATGTTCCATCATTAATTTTTTAATTTCATCAGGTAATTTAGAACCTAAAATTCTATCAGTTGTCATTGGTCCATTATTAATTGGTTTTGCAACTTCTTGTTCCGATAAAAATTCTTGTGGTAAATTGTAAGTTGCTTGAATAGGTTGGTAATCTTCTACCATTGGTGATGATGATCCCCCTGATGACTGAATACCATTTCTACCCATGTCATTGTGTTTTTCCATGATCTTTTTTGAGATCATTAATTTTTGTATTAAATCTTGTTCTGAATTCATAGTTATGCTAAATTTTCTTCAGTGTTATCAAAGACTGCGTTAATAATAACTTTAGTCATACTTTTATCTCCGTTAGGATTATAGTTTGGTCTTGGTTCATTAAATGTTTCTGCCGTTGGTCTGATAAATTGAACTTTGTCTAATCTAAACATTCTCCAACTTGGTAAAGGTTTTTCACCTAAGTACGCTCTGTGGGAAGCACCTTCCATGTCCCAAGCTCGTAATACAGGATTTCCACTTTTACTATAACCAAAACATACAGGTTCAATCGTTCTTAAACCATTACCTCCCGGCTCACGACCATTATAATAAATCACAACGCGTCTTTTTTTCTTAATAGCATCAACTACTGATTCAATTGATGCTACTTCAACAATAAGACCTTTTAATGTATTGTAAAGTTTCATTATGCTGACGGAGTTGTGTAAGGTTTGTTTTTTTGATATTCATTAATTTTTATCTCACTAATACGTTCAATTGTATCCACAGATGAACCACCATTGGCGGTATCCAAAAATACTCCTGTACCTTTACCAAATTCATCACCATCAGATATTGCATCTTTGTTAGTTGAGGAATAAGGGTTAACCGACTTGTAATCGTTTTTTGGGATTAACTTTTGTCTTTGTTGTTCAGCGATTTGTCCTAATTCATTATTAGGTTGACTAAAATCTAATCTTTCACTTGTTGCCATATTAAATTATTTTTTTCATTATGTCGTTTATCCTTTTTAGGGCTTCTGTTATTTTTATATCATCATTAGTAGAACTATGTTCTTTTGATGGTCTATTCATATCTGCCAACCAACCCATATCATCAACTAAATCTTGATTAACGTCAGATGGCATATAATCTCTATGTACCTCAGTATTTTGCTCATCACCCTTTCTTAATTGAGTGATTGTGTCATTAGTCCAATTTTTTACGTATTCACCACCATTTAATATAAAAGGTGCGTCAGTACCATCACCATCATAATTATCAAACCAATTTTTCATTCTACCTAATTGTTGGTAAGAAACATGACCTTTATCTCGTAAATCAATATTACGTTTATGACCTTCAATTGATGGATCTGAATTTGGTATATAATCAAAACACTTACCTAAGTATTCGGTAATTTCTTTCGGTAATGAAATCAATTTACCATATAAATTTTTATTCACCTTCTTTTAAATGTTTGATTAATTTATTAATACTAATACCTTCTTTGTCTGCAATTTTTTTAATAGATTCAATATTTCTTATTAATATTTTACTAACGGGAGAATCTTCAGAGTCATCTTTAGGTACTACATCGTTAGTTTTTTTCTTTTTCTTTACTAATATTTCATCAATAAGATCTGTCATTTTTTGTTTTTCTAATTCAGACAATCGTCTTTTAGTAAAACAATTTCTACACATTCCTTTTTTCTTTTCGTTCTTAAGTTGTTTATCTAAGTTTCTATCAAAACCTAAACGTTTAACTCTTTCTTCACGTTCCATATCATCCTCAACACCTAACTCATCTTTGAAAATTTCATCTGCCTCATCGTAAGTTGAAACATCTTCAGTTTCTTCAAATCCAAATGATTCAGATTGATCAACCTCATCAAGTAAATTTTTAATATTATTTTCTATAGATTCACCATAATAACGTTTAAAATAAGGCCATTGATTTGCTCTTGCCATTTTAATCGTTTGATCTAATGTTTTGTGTGGATGCATTTGTTGGTCTAACATTGGAATATTTGATCCTAATAATGTACCATCGGCATCAACAAATTCTGCTAACTCACCCTCACCCTCAATTTCTTTTTCTTTATATTTTTCAGGAATTTTACTATTCATTTTAATTCCTAATTTTTTCCCAAACTCAATTATAAATGGTGTTGCCAATGTTGATCCCGGTAATAGTTGTAAAACAATTAATGGAATTAACTTAGCAATATCACCAGATTGGTCTTTAATAAAATCTTTTTCTTCTTTTGATAATTCAAAATCTTTATCTTTTATATAATTTTTTGCTGAAGACAAAATAATTTTAATTAATAATTTTGTTTCTTTAAATTCTTTAGTAATACCATCTTTATATTTCTTTAAACGACCTGTAATTTCACCAGTACTCATTTTTTTACCTTCAGATAGTATTACACTAATAAAAGTTTTAATATTTTTTTCTTCTGATTTATCAAAATCCATTCTACTATCTATTTGTTTAGCCTCATTTAAATTTTCTGAAACTGAGTAATACAATGACATTTTATCTCCTTTGTCTTTCAGAAAGAAATAATATGGTTTTTTAAAATATTCTGTATTAAAGTTAATCATAAAAACTTTTTTTAATATAAATACTTTCATTTATGGTATTTATTAATAAAAAGAATGGCGGAACAAAATATTAATCAATATGTTTATAAGAAGTACAGGATAAATCTTGAGTCCGATAGTATGGATATGTCGTTGACTTCTGATGAAAAAGATTATAATCAAGAAGTTATTTTTTCTCCGTTTTTAATTGCCCAAACATATGGTGATCGTTTACCAATTAATTTTAATATTAGTGACCCATTAAGCGCACAAGATTTAACGCTAACCTATAAAAATTATAACACCAATAATGTTTTTGTATCACAAAACTACTATAACCCAAAAAATTTAGATTTAACTTGTTTTTCATCATCAACGGCTTGTGATATTGGTTTAACTGGTATTGATAATGGGTTGGTAACAAAAATGTCAGGAGAAACAATTTATTTTACAAATGGTTTATATGATGATAGTTTAAAATTTGATAGATTACATTTTGATAGAAGATTAAAAATGTTTCAAGTTACCGGTTATACTGAAACTAATCATAGGTTTTCGGGAATACCAAAAACAACTTTATATGAGGTTGTTAGTAAGACAGACCCAACTTTTGGTAAATATCACGAATTATATGGTGGTTTTTATCAAGGATTCTACAAACTATTTGGGTATGATTATGACATTTTCCCTGAGAGAATGAATAAAGGTTGGTCAGTTGAAATGGTAATTAAACCTAGATTGATTGATCAATATTTTCCTGATCCTGATGAGACAACATTAAATGAAATATATCCCGATAATAAAAACACATTTTTTTATTTTGGTACAAGAGCTGAAAATAAATTTTATCACCACGCAGATGGTTCACCAAATTGTTTTACAGGATACACAAGAGTCACATCTGGTTTAACAAAAGTTGAAACTTGTGCGTGTTGTAACACTTACACTAATAATAGTAGATGTATTTACGTTTACCCACCAAGATCCGTTGATAATAAACACGATAACCATTTAAATTATGGTTGTAATTTATGTGGTGGAGATAAAGATAAAAAATTAACTTGTGGTTGTAATTGTGGTGAAGAACGATGTGACACTTGTGGTTGGGAATGTCAGACACATATTTGTCCTACAATTTTTGTTACACCAACACCAACTCCAACACCAACGGTAGAACAGGGTTGTTATTGCACACCTACACCAACACCATCATTTACTCCAACACTAACTGTTGAGAATTGTTTATTACCACCTGTGTGTACACCAAGTTGTGCGGGTTGTGAGACTTGTTATGATTGTCTTGATTGTTCAACAACAGGATATACTTCAATAGAAGATACTTGTGAAAAAGATCCTTTATTTGATTCTTTATCAAATGCGTTCTCATTAAAATTATGTGGTGATCCAAAAAATCCAAAGATTGGTGTTAAAGTATTAAAAATTACAGGTGATTGCCAAACATCAGGAACTTGTATTACCGGTCAAACTTATGTAACGGGTTATACTATATCCGAATATTGTTCACCAAATGGTATATACGATTATTGTGTTGACAAATGTGCCCCATTCTTTGATGTAGAGAAATGGGTTAATATTAATGTTGTATGGAGTAGGTATACATATTTAGATACTTGTGATTTAAAATATAGAGGTGGGTTAGATGATATCACAAAACGTGAATATCTTGATTCACTTGCAAATGACACAACAAAATTAATTACCGTTCCAATTACTAATGGTAAAAAGGAACCTGAAATGGTTGAACTTGTTAATCTAAATCAAAAATGGTTGGATGATAAAAAATATAGAATGGGTAGATTAAGAATCTATGTTAATGGTAAACCATTTTACACTATTGAAGACTTTGAAGAAATTATTCCAAGAGCACTTAATACAGATAAAGAAAGACAACTTGGGGTTCCATTCAACATTTCGTGGGGTGGGGGTACTCAAGGACTACATGAGAACTTAACTTTCTCATCAACAACTTATCCTTATAACAATTATATTCAGGATCCTGAATTATTCCCTGTGAATATTCTTAGTGGAACAACATTTGCGGGAATGAAAACAAATATTTTATTGGAACAAAATTTTGGTGGAACATTTGAAGGAGGTATATCTCAATTTAGAATGTATGTGACACCATTATCATCGGCTGAGGTTAAACATAACTTTAACGTATTGAAAGGTACTTTTGATATGTTTGATTACGATTGTCCTGATTGTGATGTATTTGTTTGTGATGTAAATGATTTCACATATGAAATTGAAACAACAACTACAACTCATCCATTAATAACAACTACTACAACTATAATACCAACACCAACACTAACAATAACTCCAACACTAACAATAACTCCAACACCAACTCCAACCTCAACATCGGTATACAGTGAAAATTTATGTTCACCACCATGTAGTTTAGGATTTGACACATATAGTTCAAATACTATTGGGCAATTAGTTGTTGGTAGTTTAACAGGTGGGTGTGGTTCAATAACATCGTATGTTATTTATTGGTACGATTCATTAGGAAACATACAATTAGTTAGTGGATATGGACCGTTAATACCAGGATTTACAGTTTATACTGTGACTCACCCATTAACATCAAATTTTGCGCCTCCAATACCTGCGGGACAATATACACCTGTTTTACAATCAATAGTAATTGACGGAGTAACATATACATCAACAGGTGCGGAAGGAACAACACAAGCAAATTTAGATTGTTTAAGTGATATTAATATTACGGTATTATCTTATAGTTGTGAGAACTGCACAGAAGTTGGTAATTATAAATGTAGAAAAACTTACACAACAACACCAGGATCTCAAGTACTTCCAGGTTCATTATCAACAACGTTTGAATTGGATCCAACACAACCGTATTTTGCATATTCAATTAAGGGGGATACAGTATCTGACACATTAAAAATAACATTTATAAACCAAGATGGTACTAATTATAGTGATCCAATTGTTGTTGAATATTTAGAAATTGGTCAATCTGTTAATGGTGGAACAGACTATAGAGTTTCCACAAATCCTAAACGAATTGCCACAAATAATTCAAATTCCTACTATAGTAAACCAATTAACTTAACTAATTTTATAATTAACAATGGTGATTATTTAATTTTGGAATTGATACCAAACTCCAATATTATTCAAACAAGTTGGGATTTATATTTCACTTGTTTAGAAAGTTTTAGTTGTGATAGTTGTTTAGAAACAAACCCATTATTTAAAATTGACGAAACTACAATTACAAACTCATTAATATCTCCTTGTGATATATTATCGTTTAGTGCTAACATTATAGGGTGTCCACAATCTGGATTAACAAATGAGGATATCTTCAAATATATGCACTCATTATCAAACCCTTCTTTAGATACAACATTCTACACTCAAACTCCTCAATCTCTTTATCAGGGATTAAATGGTGGGACAATGTCTGCTAACGTATCATTTAATCAAGGATGTGATTTTACAGGTGTTATAGAAGATGATGTTTGTCAAACAACTATTGGACAAACAATAAATGTGGTAAAAGTTGGTTCCGTAATAACAATAACTTGTTCATCTATTACGGATAGAGATGCGTTTTATAACTCATATCAAACACAATTTAATTTATTAAATGGATGGACCCCAACACCCCCATCTCCAACTAATATTGATTATTATCAATATATTACTTTTAAAAATATTGAACCTTTATCGGTTAATAGTACTTGCGGTGATGGTCAATATAACACCTTTGTGTATGATATACATCCAAGTTCAACTGTAACACCAAGTGGTGGTCCTGGTTCATATATTTTAACAATAAATTTAGCGACCATAACAAATCAATATCCACAAAGTACTTGTGATGATTGTTATTTTGTTGCGGAAGACATTACTTCAACAATTAACTCAACAATTAATTATCCTAACATTAACCAAACGTCAAATATTGCATTAAGATATGAAAACCCATTTAACGGTAGATATAAAATGGAAATTAATTCACCAACACCGGTATCGTATTTGGGAGATTCTAGATTAAGTATTCCTTATTATTCAACAAGAACATTACCATATTCCGGTAGTCCATTAACATTTATACCAAGTTTATCCGCAACAACTTGTAATTTTAGTTGGATGACGTTTGAAAATCAAATTGATATATTAACTGGAAATGAATCACAATATTTTACAAATACATTCTATCAGTACTTTATAGTTTTGACTGATATAACTAACCCAACATACTATGAATTAAGATATCTTAACCCTACTGGTACATTAGTTTATGAGGTTAATTCATTGTACCCTAGTGGTCATGTTGTTGATCCGAATTATTTTTTATAAAATAATTTCAGATTGTATTTATAGGTAAACAAGGATGAGTCAAACTATAATAATACAAAGTGTTAATTACGATGGTGAGGTTGCAAATATAATATTTAAACCTGACAATGATAATATTGTAATTAATTTAGGTGATGTAACTTTACCTTGTACGTTTAACCCTTCGTTGTTAACACCACCAAGAGAAATATATGGTACTTATACTATATTAGTATTAAACGATCAATGTCTTGATAGTGATTGCCCTAATATATTAAATGTTGTTAGACCAACTCCTACACCAACACCTACACCAACATTAACAAAAACACCTACGCCAACACCAACTCAAACGGTTACTCCGACTGAAACTAAATATGTTTGTATACCAACACCAACAATTACGGTAACACAAACAATGACTCAAACACTAACTCCCACACCTCACCCTACGTGTACAAATCCGTGTGGTTGTCCATCACCAAGTAGAACGCCTAAACCAACAAGGACACCAACATTAACGGTAACAAATGGATATTGTCCAATACTACCGTAGTTTGTTTTTTTATTATCAAACTATTTATGGTATATGTTAATATTACAAATTGATGGAATAACAGGTGCTACCGCACCCTACGTTTTATATGTCTGCGATGTCTATGGTAATCAATGTGCAATTTTGGCAACAATAAACACTCCGATTCCACCATCAATAACATTAAACGTACCATCTCAATTTAATAATGTTCCTGCAATTGGTCTTAAAATAATTGATGCAAATGGTTGTGAAGAATTTGGAATCATATATTGTGGGGATGCCAAGGGTAAAATATTCCAATCAGCGGAGGTATTCTTATTCATGGATGGAAATATTTATATTTTTGAGGACCAATAATAAAATTTTTAATATTTATAAGTAAAAGAGGATGCCAAATTATCAAAGACTGACGGATAGAGTATTAGCACCAACTATATCTGTAAATGATATAGTACATATTGTCATTACAGGTGACACATCTCAAAATCCTGCCGGATCATCTTATAAGGCTAGTTTAGCTCAACTTGCTTCAGTTATTGGTAGTGTTGGTACTTCAGGTACTTCAGGTACTTCAGGAACTAGTGGTAGCTCAGGTATAGATGGAACATCAGGAACAAGTGGTACTTCAGGTTCAGACGGAACATCAGGAACAAGTGGTACTTCAGGTTCCTCAGGAACTAGTGGTTCTTCAGGAACTAGCGGTTCAAGTGGAATAGATGGTACTTCAGGTTCAAGTGGAACTAGTGGTAGTTCAGGTATAAACGGAACATCAGGTTCAAGTGGTACTTCAGGAACAAGTGGAACTAGTGGTTCTTCAGGAACTAGCGGTAGTTCAGGTATAAACGGAACATCAGGTTCAAGTGGAATAGATGGTACAAGTGGTTCAAGTGGAATAGATGGTACAAGTGGTTCTTCAGGAACATCAGGTACTAGCGGAACTTCAGGTTCTTCAGGAACAAGTGGTTCTTCAGGAACAGATGGAACATCAGGAAGTTCAGGAACAGACGGCACAAGTGGTTCTTCAGGAACTAGTGGTAGTTCAGGTATAGATGGTACAAGCGGTTCTTCAGGAACAGATGGTACAAGTGGTTCTTCAGGAACTAGCGGTAGTTCAGGTATAGATGGTACATCAGGTAGTTCGGGAACATCAGGTTCAAGTGGTACGGATGGTACATCAGGAAGTTCAGGAACCGATGGCACTTCAGGTTCAAGTGGTACGGATGGTACAAGTGGTTCTTCAGGGACTAGTGGTAGCTCAGGAACAGACGGAACTAGCGGTTCTTCAGGTACTAGCGGAAGTTCAGGCACGTCAGGTTCAAGTGGAATAGATGGAACAAGTGGTTCTTCAGGAACTTCAGGTTCAAGTGGTACAGATGGTACATCAGGAAGTTCAGGCACAGATGGTACAAGCGGTTCAAGTGGAACATCAGGATCAAGTGGTACTAGCGGAACAAGTGGCACTAGTGGTTCTTCGGGAACTAGTGGTAGCTCAGGAACTGACGGAACAAGTGGTTCTTCAGGTACTAGCGGTTCAAGTGGAATAGATGGTACAAGTGGTTCATCAGGAACTAGTGGTAGCTCAGGTATAGATGGTACAAGTGGTTCTTCTGGAACATCAGGCTCAAGTGGTACATCAGGAACTAGTGGTAGCTCAGGAACATCAGGAAGTTCAGGTACATCAGGTTCAAGTGGAACATCAGGATCAAGTGGTATAGATGGTACAAGTGGTTCTTCAGGAACATCAGGTTCAAGTGGTACGGATGGTACAAGTGGTTCTTCGGGAACTTCAGGATCAAGCGGAACAAGTGGTTCTTCGGGAACATCTGGTTCAAGTGGAACATCAGGTTCAAGTGGAACATCAGGTTCAAGTGGTACGGATGGTACAAGTGGTTCTTCAGGAACTAGTGGTAGTTCAGGAATAGATGGTACAAGTGGTTCTTCGGGAACTTCAGGATCAAGTGGTATAGATGGTACAAGTGGAAGTTCAGGAACTAGCGGAACAAGTGGTTCATCAGGAACTTCAGGAACATCAGGTAGTTCAGGTACATCAGGTTCAAGTGGAACATCAGGATCAAGTGGTATAGATGGTACAAGTGGTTCTTCAGGAACATCAGGTTCAAGTGGTACGGATGGTACAAGTGGAAGTTCAGGAACTAGCGGAACAAGTGGTTCATCAGGAACTTCAGGAACATCAGGATCAAGTGGAACATCAGGTTCTTCGGGAACTTCAGGATCAAGCGGAACAAGTGGTTCTTCGGGAACATCAGGTTCAAGTGGTATTGATGGAACAAGTGGTTCATCAGGGACTTCAGGTTCTAGCGGTATAGATGGAACATCAGGTTCAAGTGGGACTTCGGGTTTATCAGGGACTTCGGGTTCATCAGGAACATCAGGTTCAAGTGGAACAAGTGGATCTTCAGGAACTAGTGGTAGTTCAGGTACAGATGGTACATCAGGTTCAAGTGGTTCTTCAGGAACATCAGGTTCAAGTGGTATAGATGGTACAAGTGGAAGTTCAGGAACTAGCGGAACAAGTGGTTCATCAGGAACTTCGGGTTCTTCAGGAACTTCGGGTTCATCAGGAACTTCAGGAACATCAGGATCAAGTGGAACATCAGGTTCTTCGGGAACTTCAGGATCAAGCGGAACAAGTGGTTCTTCGGGAACATCAGGTTCAAGTGGTATTGATGGAACAAGTGGTTCATCAGGGACTTCAGGTTCTAGCGGTATAGACGGAACAAGTGGTTCTTCGGGAACTTCAGGTTCAAGTGGAACTAGTGGTTCAAGTGGAACTAGCGGTAGCTCAGGAACTTCAGGTTCAAGTGGTATTGACGGAACAAGTGGTTCTTCAGGAA